TTGAACGGAGATAAAAGTAAAGGTCGCGCGAGGAAAAGTGATAGGACATCCGATCGCCTACGCTACTCACTCGACTACTTATTCGATTACTATTACCAGGCGAAGAAGTCGGAGGGGCGCGCAGTTAATACGCTCAAGACTTACGAGCAAAACTACGCGAGCTTTTGCGAATTCTTGGACATGCGTAAGATCGTTCGCGATATTCGTAATGTTACGGTAGAGACAGGGCGCGAGTATATTATATGGCTGCGCGATGAAAAGACGCGATTTAGCGATAATTGTAACGTACCGGATTCCGTTCGGACGGTCGGATTATTGCCGAAAGCTATAAACACGCGCGTTAAGAATTTGAAAACGATGTTTAAGTTTCTACACGAAGAGGACGTTATCGACTCCGATCCTTTTACGTATTTAAAGAACGTGCAGGATATCGGACGTGAAATTGACGTTCTTGCAGCGGATGAATTGCGCGCGCTATTGAATGCGCCGAATCAACGCAAGTATAGCGACTTTCGCGATTATGTCGTGCTCAACCTGTTAATTGACGGAATGCTTCGTATAGATGAAGCGCTGACCTTACGTAAAGAAGACGTTGATTTAACAGCATGTTACGCGTCATTACGTAGAGAGGTAACGAAGACACGCAAGCCGCGCGTCGTTCCTATTACGAAGCGGACGGCGAAGTTGATCGCGGAATTGATACGTGAGACAACGGAGTTTGATAGCGAGCATATCTTTCTTACGAACTATGGTGAGCGGATGCAGCCGAATCATTTCCGCCACCAATTGAAGAAATACGCCGATCGTGCAGGCATAGAGAAGCGCGTATATCCGCATTTACTTCGACACTCTGGCGCTACACTATTCCTTGAGGAAGGCGGATCAGAGCGTCATCTGCAGGTTATACTTGGGCATGCTGACGGACGAATGACGAATCACTATACGCATTTATCGGATAAGAATGTTAAAAAGAATCACGATGAATTTTCGCCAATTAACGCCGTTATCGGTAAGTCCGAACGGCCTCGTAAAATAATACGCTAGACATAACGTCGATCTCTTCGGAGGTCGGCGTTTTTTATTTTCCGTAGATGGTGCGGGAGCCTTAAGTCATTGCGGATATCTACGTATAAGGCACACGGGAATTATTTTACGCAAAAGTGTGCGGCATTAAATCGGACGTCGGCTTTATTAGTGTGAGCGAAAGGAGTTGACGCAAGGTGGCGCGAGGTAAACGAGTAGAAATCGTAAAGGTACAGGTAATGGGTCCGGATGGGCCTCCGATAGAGGTCGACGGGAAAGCGTGTACGAAGTGCGGCGAGGTGAAGGCTCTCGAGGAGTTTCCTCTGCAGAAGCGCTACGTTGACGGCAGGGATTCGGAGTGTAAAGAATGCAAACGGTTGAGGACGCGCTTAAGGCGTAACGAGAGGCGGTCTACTGAAGGCAGACGCAGTCGCACCAAGTGGACTACTTCGACTTTACGCGAGAGGGTTCATGAGATAACTAAAGGTGAGTATCTATTGGTGGGTTATTACTTAGGCGCCCAGGTAGAAACGGAGATTCTTCATACTGCGTGCGGGGAGAAATGGCCTGTACGACCCAACTTATTTATAAACTTTGGATCGCGCTGCCCTCACTGTTCACCTAAAATTGTAGCAAAAATGCGAGCGATTAATCAAAATTGGACAACAGAGGGATATATAGCAGACGTTTTTGCGCTTGTTGGTGACGAGTACACGGTCGTAGGGAAATATGTAGACTCCAGAAAACATATAAAAATGCGACATAACATATGCGGAAATGAGTGGAGCCCACGACCTACCGACTTTACTTCTAGAGGAAGGCGTTGCCCATATTGCTGCGAATCTCACGGAGAAATCACTATACGAAAGTACTTAACTCACCGCGGGTTCGCGTTCACATCACAAGAAACATTCGAGGACTTGCGTGCTATCGATCGCCTGCGGTTTGACTTTTCTATTAGGATATTAGACCGGACCATTCTCATTGAGTACGACGGTGAGCAGCATTTCCATCCGGTAGATTTCGCAGGTAAGGGCGAACTATGGGCGCTAGAACAGTTCCATGAAACTCAACGTCGTGACCGGATAAAGGACGATTATTGCCGCGCCAACGGCATCGATCTCATACGTATCCGTTACGATCAATTCGACGAAATAGAAACGATATTAGAACGCAGATTATCCGCGTTGGGTGTGACGGGCAGTCATCCAACGGAGGAAATCGCGAATATAACGAAGGAGGCGGCATAATGCGCAAAGTTTCTACGTGGCGAGAACTTCTCGCGGAAACGACTTACGAGTTACCTTACGGAGAGTTGAGCGAAATGTTTCTTGTGGAGCTAGAGAACGCAGTTCCGGCGGGGGCGACTGAGGGGGAAATATGGGCGCGCGCTTTCGATACTATTGCGCCGATCACACATGCGGTTGTGCAGGAAATTGCGCAGAGAGACATCAAGATGTATGCGACGGTAACGGATTTCATTCGGAGGGTACTTCTTAAATGTATCGAGTTTGACGCAGAAGACGAAGCGCGGTGGGCGTTGGAAGACGCTTCGGATGTGTGCGATAACGTAATCCCGTTCCCAATCGGAGGGCGCTACGGACACACTCCGGACGACTGCGCATAGCAATTCGGAGGATGGGTGCACGTTTCGTTCAGTCATCGTAAGGCTGTCGTGAATCACGACGCCCTCCAACGTAGACAGCGGCGTAATAGCCTGTAACTGCGCATGTTACGAGTTTGCACTATTTTACATCGCGATAAATTTACGCAATCCCGTTTTTGCACTATTTAACACAAACGCAGCCGCCACCGTTGACCAATTACGCACAAATAACGTCGCCTAACGTATCACCGTTAAATCACCGTGAAATTAGCGGTTGAGATATGCGGGAGTGATAAGTCTACCCTCGCGCTATAAAAACGCCTAAATCAACGGTGATTTAACGGAAGAATGACGGAGGGCGAGCGGAGGGTACGGATAGGATCGCGGCGACGGGGCGCATCGGTCGTGTTTTATCTCTTATATTTTAAAATCCGCGCAGTTAGATATGTGTAATACAAGTTAATCCGCGCGTATTCCCTTTATATGTTCCGTATAAGGGTCGATTTGTACCCGTTACGGAGTTTATTAAGAACGGTAGTGATTAATAAACTAGATCTTAAGGTCTTAAATCTTTAGATCTTAAGTACTTTAAAGATTTATAAAATAACACAACGACGTCCCATTGTCAACACCTATTTTATCCGCCGACTTATTTCCCGGCCTTATCGCGCATTGAATTTGCACTATTTCACACACGGAGGTATCAACGCTCATGAACGCTAGATTTCCCGATAACCCGTTACTCGGTCCGCTATCACGCGCCGACTTCATTACCGATAATTTGCCGCTAGTCGATACGGTCGTCAATCGCCATTTTCGCTCGCAATGCGCCACTACACGAACGCCACTAGCGGACGCAATCAGCGAAGGTTCAATCGGTCTCATTAACGCTTACGACCGCTATAACGATTCGGCTGTACCGTTCGGCGCATTCGCTTTTCCGCACGTATACGGTGAGATCGCAAACGCGCTATCCCGGCGGCCGACTACCGGCATTAAGATACCGGAGTGGTTATATCCGCTTATTAAACAGATAAACGCCGCAGGTTTAACGGACGAGCAGCCGGAGGTTGTAGCGCAGGAACTCAGCATTACCGCAGATAAAGCGCGCCAGGCTCTCCGTTGTATACGGATTAAGTCTACGGATGCGCTGCCGGAAAAGGATACACGGGGCCATTCGGACGACTATACGTACCTTGACGCGGACACTTTCCTCGCGAGGTTAAAGCCGCAGCCTAAGCAGATCATCCGCATGTTGATGGCGGACTATTCGCAATCAGAAGTCGGTCGTGCGCTAGGCATGTCGCGCCAATCCGTTCGAGCAACGGTATTACGTGTCCGCGAGAATTACGAACGCTACGAAAAAATCAGCGCATAAATAAACGAAGGGGTGGTCGCATGAAATTCCGCAAAAAGCCCGTACTTGTCGATGCAGTCCAGTATACGCCGGGCCTCGAAGACGGCTACGCATGTTACGTAATTGACGGAGGCTTACGCGACAGCCGATTCGTCGGCTACCACGATAAAAGGACGCCGATACCGCCAGCATTCCGCAAAGTTCCCGCAATTAAGACGCTCGAAGGATTCCACGAAATCAGCGCGGATGATTGGATTATTACCGGAGTTGCCGGCGAGCGCTATCCGTGTAAGGCGGAGGTATTTGCGCAAACATACGAAGCCGTCGACGGACCACCACACGAGGAAGAAGCGCACGAAAGGATACGCGAGGCTTACGAGAGTAGCGCGGGCTTAGCGGACGACCCGTTTGATTCTTACGCGGGGTTTATTAACGGAGTGGATTACGTATTAGAAGCGCTCGGCATAAAAATCGAAGGAGTGAACGCGTAATGAAAACAAGCGAAGCAACGATTAAACCGGTAATAATTCCGCGCGAGGCTGCGGACAGAATCGAAGGTTTGCGGAGCTCAGCGCTGAGTAATGAGCGTATCGTAGACGTGTATGTTAGCGAAGGTCGCGGAACTCCTCCGTCTACAAGGGGGATACGCTCAATCTCGTTCGACACGCTACTAACCGCGCTAGTTGTCGGGTATGAACGTGAGCTGACGGAGGAAGAAGAGCGCGATATAGCAATCGCTAGCCTGCGTGATTATTACGGTTGGCTCGGCGAACAGGCCGGATACGCGCAAATGCGCATCGGAGGAAATCCGCTAGAGTTTAAGCGCACACAGAACGCGATTCGACTCACGCTCAACACGCTAGGCATCATAATCCCCGGTATCAACGAAGTTATCAACGAAGCAGAAGGAGGCGCAGCCTAATGTTAAACGCACAGCTCACGCCAGATTACGTAATCCAATCGGACGCCAACGCTCAGAACTTCGTTATTAAACGCCGCCGCATCGTAGACCCGACGCAGGCTCCCGGTTACAAAGCGGTTGAGGGTAACGCAGTCCCGCCGAAACGCGAGGTATGGGACGACGCGGCGTATTATCCGGTAAATACGGAGGGTCTACGTGCGGCGCTCGATTATGTACGATTCCATGCGGCGGTAAACGCAGACACGGCGTCGCTTAGCGAATTTATGGCGGCGCTACATACGGAAACACTTGCGATAGAATCCGCGCTAGATTCGCAACTTCCGTATTGGCCGGACGTTACCGTTGAAATCACGGGGAAGAAGCGCGCAATTAGCCCCGAAGACGCTGCGTAAGTGTTAGCGGAAGGGTAGCGGATTTATCGTCTATTTACCGCCGAAAATCAGGCGTTTACACACCTTCGCCATATTTACGCGGAGTTATTATACGGATAAGGGAGCGAATGAGATGAGTTGCGATAAAATCATCGTAATGGAAAATAAACACGTTCTATACGTAATCTATCACGAAGGTAATCCTGCATATACCGGATATGACGGTCAACACGCTTACGATAGTAAAGGCGGCGCTAATATCTCGATAGCAAGAATGGCGAAACGTGCCGTACAGGTCGCGCGAGGTTGGCATTCTCCTCCGATAAGTTCTGCGGAGTTAAAGGCGTTAGTTGACGTGGAAAAGAAGAAATACACAATAGAAACGTACTGTAAAGTGGAGGTGTCCTCTGATGTGGCCGTTTAAGCGCACGAAGTCCGTTCCATTCTGCGACCACGATTGGCGGCTGAACGATACGCGGTTAGTGTATACGAGTGTCGGCTCGATCGTCGATGTCGACGATTTCTATACGGTAGTGTGTGTCAAGTGTCACAAAAAGCGGGAGATGGACCGCTTTGACTTCGCACATTTACGCAGGCATTTCAACGTAAAAATGCCGGAGGTGACCGCTGATGAATCTGCGTAAATTTCCCGTAACTGCGCCGAGCGGCAAAGAATATGAAGCGGAGATCAGACGTGGTTACGGTGGATTCGGAAGTTTCGCGCTTCATTTCAAGTTGTATGAGCGCCAGGCTGTGCGTGGTCTATTCGGAAAGTTACGTGTAAAGCGTATCTGCGTAGCTGACGCGACGTATTGTGAAGCCGAGGTTACCGACGTTATTGCGTTAGTAAAGCGGCAGGTTGAGCGCTTGGAAAAACGCAAACTCGCCGATGCGATGCGCGAGGCTTCGTACCGCGAGTTCAATGCGTGGGACGGACGAATAGAAACGGAGGTGTCTGCCGATGAAGGCGCGAGTATATGAAAGTGACGGAACAGAGTACCGTGTTAAAATACGCGAGGTTACGTGGGGTATTCAATGGGCGGAGGTTGTCGTATATGCGCGGAGGAAATACTTCGGATGGCGTAGAGTAGCGAAAGAATCGTTCGGACACGGTAATTGTTTCTACGACGCAGTTAAGCCGGACTTTATACGGATCGCGAGGGTAGCCGTGAGTTTCTACCACGTTCCGCACATTATCCGTAAAGGTTCAGTCGATAAATTTCGAGAATGGGACGGGAGGTAATCGCGTTGAAGAAAACGGAGCTGCTCGCAGAACAAAGCCGCCTACTAGCGCTCGCTAACGAACTAGCGCGTAAGCATTGGGGCGTGGAGTATACGGGAACGCTGACGTTGACTAACCGTTATTGGCGCAGGAGATGGGCTATGTATCGCTATCTACGTAATGGAGAGCCGATTCAAGACATCTATATGTCCGGCCCGACAAACGGAGAGCGTCCGGAAGAAGACGTTATCGGATCGCTATTGCATGAGCTTGTGCATTGGCGGTTGCACACGTTAGGACTGCCCGCGTCCGATATTGACCGCGAATTTATCGCAGAGTGCTTGCGGGTAGGCGCGCCGATATCCGGAGCAGGGGCGGCGCAAAAGGCGTATGAGCGGTATTTACAAGCGGAGAAGGAGGTAGCGTAAGTGAAGACGGTTAACGATATTATTGCACATTATACGAAGGGTAAAAAGTAAAAAGAATGAGTGTTCGTATTTTTGTTCGCCTTAAGTTGCATTATTTAAATATTCGAAATATACTCGGAGGTGTCACACGGAATGACGACGGAAACGAAACGAGATTTACGCGCTGACCTTGCGTTTTGTAATAAGTCCAGCGTTATAGGTGTATATGTACACGAAGCGACTAAGGCGTGGCCTCACGCGATTAAACGCGCACTCGCATCTGAGGCGGAAGCTAATCGGCTACGCACCGAGCGTGATCAACTCCGCGCAGGCATCGCGGCCGCAATGACGTATCCGCCCGGAATCATTCGCGCCAAGCTGCGGAAGGTATTGGAGGCGATCGCGGATGGCGCGTAATGATATATGGTGCGAACTCTGCGAAGACAAAATGAAAACAACCGCCGTATTTGCGCAAGGAAGTGGGCGTATTGACATCTGTGACCACTGCGCAACCATGTGCGAATATCCTGCGGAAAAGGATGGTGCTGCGGATGACTCCACGCAAGAAAGCGCCGCCTAAACCGCGTATCACCGGCGACCAACGCAAAGACTGGCGCAATCTACCTCTCGCGGATTGGAATACGCTAACGGTAATGACGCAGATTATCGAGCTCAACCGCGAGCGCTACGGTGTCGAAACGTACATTCCGGCTGCGGGGGGTTATCGCTTCGAACAAGGCGTAATCAAACGTGCGCTTACGTTGTACGGTGCGGGTCCTCTACGCGAAACGATCGAACGTGCCTTCGCAGAACATCGCGTAACACCGCAGTATCCGCAGTTAACGGCGGGATTTTTGATAACGTATATGCTGCCGAGAATAATGCCGCAAGTCCTTGCGAACGGGCAACGTAAGGAACGGGTAAAGGCAGCGGTAGTAAATGGCGGGATGACTGCGGAGGAATTGGTGGAGTTTTTATAATATAGTCCCCGACATCAATTTACTTTAAATGGGAGTTGTAAAACACAGTTTTGTCGAATGGGTGACCTGATTACCTAGAAACAAGGTAAAAAATAGTAAAATAGCCTCATTTATGTGTTTAAAATGTAAAAATAGTCTTAAAGTCTCATTAGGAGAAAAAGGTAGCATTACAAACGTAAGGAGGAACGCTATGTCACACGCTAAAAACTGCATATTATCCGGATCCTGTACGCTTGCCGACACCGCCAAGTGTAACGCACGCTGTCCGTCCTTTATCGCATGTCACGGATTCAACGGACTCGGAGGACGCGTGGGGGCAGCGAATGTGCCGGCGGATTACAAAGGCGTTACGCTCGCCAACTCACCCGCGCGAAATGGACAGGAAGCAGCGTACAAACTGGCGGAGCCCTATGCGATCACTTTCGCGCGGCAATTCGGTGATGCAGGAGAGGAACGCATAAAATCGCTATATCTTTATAGCGAGGAGCCTGGAACCGGAAAGACTACACTAGCCGCAGCGCTGTTACACGAATGGGAAATCCGCCATTACATCGGTTCTGTCCAGCGCGGATTACAGCCGCTGGAAAGGCCGGCGTACTTCTTCGACGTAAACGAATGGCAAGAGCTATACACGGAGTTTACTCGACCGAAAATATCGGAGGAGATTGCGGGTCCAGCATCACGTGAATATTACCGCCGGATGCAAGCGGTCAAAAGCGCTCCGTTCGCGGTGCTCGACGATATAGGAGTACGTGATGCAACCGATGGCTTTCGCGGAGATTTGCACAGCGTAATTAACTATCGCGTAGCAAACCAACTGACAAGCGTGTATACCTCGAACGTATTACGTGGTGATTTGGCGCAAGTCTTCGACAAGCGACTGGCTGACCGCCTACGCGAACAGTGCATAGAGATACGATTTGTCGGCGAGAGTAAGCGAGGTCTACGTAAAACAGCGTAAATAGACGTTAGGATGCGATTTCGGGAGAACGCATGGTATTACGTGAAAATCGCGGCTATATTCGACAAATTGCGCTATGATAACGCACTGAGAATACATTAACGTACTTAATTATTTCCTAATGACGTCCAATAATTTATAAATAATCCCAACTATGTCGAATGAATATCGTCTTATATGGGAGTTGGGTGTTAGGTTAAGCGAGAGTAAAATAGGAGGTGTACCCTATGGCGGCGCATGGTCAGCAATTACTATCTAAGATCGTAGACACCGGCGATGTCCTGGCGTTAACGCGGCTCGGCATTAAGCGAACAGACTACGCCACAGAAGGCGAACAGCGAGCGCATGACTTCGTTGTTAAATACGCGGCAGATAACGGCGGAGTAACGCCATCGTTATCGACTTTCGTAGCGGAGTTTCCAGACGAAGTGTGCGCATATATACCCGGCGTTACGGACTCATTCGATTATTTAGCGCGGGAGCTAAAGGATGCGGCGGGCAAACGTGCAACTGCGAAGCTTCTAAGTGATCCTAATATGCAACGCGATTTCGACACGAAGACCACGGAAGAATTTGTCGCATCATTGACGAAACAGCTCGAACGGATTAAACTGGAAACACGAACAAATATTCGTACATTTACAGACGTTTCCAGTGAAACGGATAAGTTTCTAGCGGAGTATCGAGCACGGAAAGCCGGCACGTCATTTCGTATATGGCGTAGTAAATTCGCATCTATTAACGATCAAATTGGCGGTTATTTCTCCGGCAACACTTACGCATGGTATGCGCGATCCGGCCGTGGTAAGTCCGTTCTCGTTATGGAGGACGGCGCGATCGAAGCAGCGTTCCAAGGCGCAACTGTTCTCGTGTGGGCGCTTGAGATGAGCGAGTTTGAGTGGATGGCGAGGGCATACTCGTCAATTAGCGCAAGGCTCGGATTAGTGAACGCTAACATCGACGGAGTTGATTATGCGGCAGGCTTCGAAAATAAGGCGCTGCTTATGGGGCGCTTAACCGACGAGTTCGAGACGGAATTTGAAACATTCCTCCGGACGCTGAACGAATTGATTCCGGGACGCATCATACTCCGCGCTGCAGATAGCGAAGGTTTTACGGAGCGAGGGATTACGCAATTAGAGGCAGACATTCGCGAAACAGAGGCGGACGTTGTCGTAGTGGATCCGATATATCTTATGGATTACGAAGCGAATACGTCGCGTGTGGCTGGCGGAGATGTGGCGGCGACTAGCGTTAAGATTAAGAGACTCGCGGGCCAGACGAAGACCGTTATCCACATCGTGACGCAGGCGGATGAAGATGCGTCAGAGAAGAACGAAGACGGAACGCGCGAGTTAAGGCCGCCGAAGCGTGCGGAGATTAAGAAGTCGAAAGCGATTCTTGAGGATGCCGCGAACATTTTCGGAATAGATACGCTGGCACACGAAGGGCGCGGCGTAATCGAACTCGGCAAAGGGCGTAATGGCGGCGAGGATACGCGCGTTGAGATCGTATATCTACCGAATTGGGGCATCGTACAGGAGACGGATTTAGCGGGTGAAGCTGCGCATTTTGTTGCGTAATCTTGTTGTTTAATATAAATTAAACACGTATTGACATAGTTAAACTTCGGTTGTAATATTAAGGCATGCTTAAGAGAGAGAGGTTTACGCACATGCTTACATTCCCTAATATTATGACAAAGTTTAGAGAAGAATCCGGACTAACTTTGCGCGAGTTATCCGCCATTGTCAATATAAGCGCGGGACAGTTGTCGAATTACGAGAGAGGGACCAGTCGGCCAAAGAAGGAAGCAGTGATTGCGATAGCTAAAGCAATAGGGATTCCGACAGACACTGCTCTACTTGCATCTGGTTACTCTCCAATGTACTACAGTCAGGGAGATACTGAAGTAATGCAAATTGCAGAAGAAACAGCTATTTACTTTGGAGCACTAACTGTCTATAGTCGAGTATCTCCTCTTATAGAGAAAGTGGTTAACGGTGAAGACATGCAGGATTTAAAAATATCCATCCTAGATGCTAACGCAGATGCAAACCTACCTCCTTATTTGGCGGCAGCTTTAGCAAAAGCAGATGTAGCTATGAAACTGCTTGAGGATGCAGCTTTCGAGATTACGAAAGCTCGTAACGATGCTTTTCACCGCTGAGCTTTTGGAGTTAGTTATTATGCTTTAAGGAGGTGAATAAATGAACGCAATCAATCACGAACTGTTCCTTTCCGCAATCGAACGCTACCCCTGGCGCAATCCTCTCTACGCACGCGGACGCTTAATCGCATCTTCACCGTTCGGCTCACGCGCGGATAATACGCCGTCATTTTCCGTAGTTATCGATCCTGACGCGGAAGGCTTCGGATGCTGGAACGATGCAGGGGCCGTAGATCCGGAGTGGGCACGTGGTTCCCCTGTAAAAATTTATGCGTTTTTGCGCAACATTACGCTGCGGGAAGCGTTTGAAGAGTTAACGGTTGCTGACGTGGACGAGCGTCCTACGCTACGTATCCGATTGAACGCACCCGAACCGCAAGCTGCCATACGTAAGCCGATCGATATGTCCCCGTACATACAACGAGAGATTCCGTACTTAACTAATCGAGGAATAGCGCCAGTTATACAGCGGCTTTACAGATGCGGCTACGACGTCGCGAATAACGCGGTAGTTATGCCGTGGACAAGCCCGGTCGGAACGTTCCTTAACGCAAAATTCCGTGCGACTTGGGGAAAAGCCTTCTGGTACGCGAAAGGTGGAGCGCCAGTTAAGTCGATGATATACGGAATAGATATCGCTTATCGGCGGAATATCAAACGCGCGGTCATCGGTGAGGCTGAGATCGACGCAATGACGGCGAGTACGGCGGGTACGTTCGGCTTAGCGGTCGGCGGATCGGAGTTTACCGAGGAGAAGGCGAATCTACTGCGGCGTAGTCCGATCGAGGAACTTTTGATAGCGGGAGATAACGATGCGGCCGGCGAGAAGCTGCGGTGGGAAATCGAAAAGAAGATGCGCGGGTACGTGCGATTGTACAACGTAGAGATTCCGAACAGCGCGAAGGACTTTAACGCGGCGGGGATTGAGGCAACGAGAGAAGCATGCGAGGCAGCAAAACGGATAGATGCGATTCGCGTGCGTTTGTGTACGTGAAATGTCGTAAAATTTGACGACTTTTTGTCGGTACGAACGAAATTAATCGTCCGTTGCCTTAACGGGAGCTTCTTCCCATTCGTACAAGTCGTACGGGGAGTCAAGACCGAGAACTTCCGCAATCGTCCGCGCTTTGTCGAGGCCCATAACGCCCACACGTTTCCGGTCGTTTATCCAATGACCGATTTGCGAACGGGAGTATCCGGTCCTGCGGCTAAGCTCAGCCTGCGATAGTTTACGTTCTTTGAGTAGCGCCCGAAGTCGGCATTCACCGACAACGTACATTATAGCGCCTCCGATACTTTGCGAAATGATAACTTAATTATTCTAACATATTTTTCTTGTAAAAGTGTGCGGGGCATTTGAGCATGTCGGCTTTATATATGTAAGGCAGACAAGCATTGAAATTATAAATATCTCTTGAGGAGTTGTTGAGTATTGAACTTTGAAAAATTGAATAAGCTCGCCGCTGCATATTTAGCGGATGGCACGGACGGCACCTTTTCCGAAATGTACAAAGAGGCGGGCGTGCTGTTCCGCCAGATTAACCGTAGCCGGATCGTGTTTTCCCGAATGGGCGACGCCAACGATGCGGACGAGCTACTGGATTCCGTTATCCTTAAGGTGATCACCAAATCATCGGATAATTTTGGATCGCTACTGCTGAAAGCACTTCGTGAAGCGCAGTTAGATTATTTCAAGACAGAGCAGCGCCGACGGAAACGTTTCGAACTTTCCATTGATAACGAGTCGCCAAACTCGGAGGTTATGGAAAGAGACGGTGATGAGCGTCCCGTAGAAACGGCAGTTGAACTCCGTCAACGTAAAAAAAGAACCGACCAGTTGAAGCTGATCGATTCCCTTACTCGGTCCGCCAAGACCGATACCGCGACGACTACAATCGTCGAAGCATATTTGTTCGCGCCGCTAGACGCAAAGCCCACGGAGATCGCAAGATCACTTGGGATACACCATGAGACAGTTAAACGTAAGCTTCGCAGACTTGCTCGCCGTTACGACGCCAATCGCTTCGGTGACGTCCGCGAATACTTAGCCGTTTAAATGATTTTCGGAACGGGCTATCGGGCATGATGTCCGTTCCAGTATTAATTATATCACAAAGATTTAAAGATATTCCGGTGGTATTAGTTACCTTATGTATATGATTTCCTAAATATATCCATTCAATACTTCACGTTTTCAATATTACGCAAAAAATTTGCGGTTGTCAACGCTTATTTAACTGCGCCCACTTTTAATAACCGGAGGTTAACGCCATGAATCGTATAAAAAACGTTACTCATATAAATACACGCAATCCCCACGTTTCAAACAGGTTGGTCGATCGCATCTATAACGGAGGCTTCGAAAACTACGAAGATACAGCGGATTATATCGATATCCGCAGCGTTATGAAGGGGCGTGTCATCGCATGAGTGTCGCGATTGATCCGCAAGCTGGCACGCATTTTATCGGAAAAATCTTCGTCAGTCCGCACGCTTGCGACCGCGCCGTCGAGCATTTCGGTATCGACCGCTCAAAAGCGCCCATGTACGTAATGGATATGCTGCGTAAGGCTACGTTAGTTTCACCGCTAGTCGTCGACGAGGACGGTAAGCCTGCGCGCATGTTCGCTTATCGCCGGATTGCGTTTCTCGTACATCCGACAGAAGCTACGGTCTTTACATTATATCCGCAGCACAAAGCGTCCGAATCGCTGCGTAGTCCAATTGAGCGTATTATTCTACGGGCGGTTAGCGCAGCGGAGCGCAAGGAAAAACGCGAGTTAAAACGGATTAGCGTCCGTAAAGCGGAGTTATCCGTAGAACGTGCGCAACTTGACCTCCGCCGCGCCAAGTCGGAATCCGCACGTGTAGTTGCGGAAATGACCGCGAAAATAGCCGGAATTGATGCGGAGGCAGTGCGCCTGGAACGTGAGTTACTGGAAATTCAACGCGAGAAGACGACGCTAATGAAAAGCGTTGTAGCGTATGTCTAATGATGAGCTGCGCGTATATCCTACGCCAGCAACGCGGTATTAACGGCCGATAACAACGATACAAGCGCGTTAGTGCCGTGTTGCGGACGTAGGAAACTAAGGTCCGAAATAAACCGAAAAGGAACGTGATCGAATGTCGATGTTTACGAAGGTAGGCGCAGAGGCAGCGGCGGCAGGCAACAACGAAGGGGGCGCGAAGGAGAGTCCGATTACTTCGTTTAAATCCGGAACAACGCTTAAGGTTGGCGTTAAGTCGATTAACGATGTGGCGGAGTATTACGGTTACAGCATCTTCAAGAAAGTTAACACGTTCGTTCCGAAGAACCCCGCAACACGTAATGCTCGCGGCTATATCGACGCTAATCCGACCGTATGGGATCAAGCGGCTGCGCTCCTTTATAAAGAGGCGGACACAGCGAAGAATGCCGGAGCTAGTGAGGACGCAGTTAAGAAGATTACGGATGAGGCGTATTTGTATCGCGGTAAGAAACGTTTCCTTCGCGCATTCTTCGACTTAGCGACTGGTAAGGACGTAGTAGTCGATCTGAGTCCGAAGCAAGAGGAAACGCTCAAGGCCGTTATCAAGAAATACGAGAAGAAGCTCGGAACAATCGCGTTCGAACTCGCGAAGACCGGATCGAGCACAAACGCAGTCGTCGCGCTGTCTCCGATCATTGACATGGACGAAGACCTCACGCCAGAAGAACGCGCTAACTTCGCTAAGCTCGGGGCGGCTCCGTTTGAACTCGCGGATTTCGAAACGTGCTTATACGTAGCCGATGACGCCGAACAAACGAAGAATCTCGTAGTTGCGGGCTTTGATATCGGACGACTCGGATTGTCTATCGGAGCGAGCGCGGGAACTAGTACGCAGACTCCGCCGCCAGCCGACGCCGACGCACCGCTTGAAATTACGGAGGAGGAATTGCCCTTCTAATGCGGAGTCTACGGCGTTATCTCAAACGAATATTCCGGAGGTGTCCGCTAGCATGTGCGTAGCAACTTTAGAACGGACGCAGCTCTTAGCGTCAGGTAACAACGGTAATAAACCGCCGGTCCGCGTGTTGGTTGCGCTGGCTGGCGGAGAATATAACGAGAGAGGACGTGGTTCAGACGGCACATATTTCGGAAGTCGTAGGTAAGTATTCGGAGCTTGCCGCAAGATTAGCGTTATTGGCGAACGGATGGACGGTACACCAATCGGAGACGGATGAAGCGTACGATGTCCTTGCGCAAGATCCCGTAAGCGGAGATTATGCGCGGATTCAAGTGAAGACGGTAAGACAGCGGGCCGATCGCGGCGGGGACCTCGTTGTGTATGCCAAGAAGGGAAACGGAACAACTTACGACCTGGCCGACGCTGATTATTTTATCGGAGTTCTTCCGGATGGAAGCGCGGCTCCTCGTGTATTTATGTTCGAGAACCGGCTAATCGGGGAGTACTGGTGTAACGAGGCGAGGGCCTCCGAGCGTTGGGTAGAGCTTCCTTTAGCCTTAGACAGGACTACACTCGGCGGCGTAGCGTAGATGGGCACCCTTATTAATCTAACAGGAGAGCGCTTCGGCAGATTTACGGTGCTAGAACAGGCTAAGTGTAGCAGGTTCGGGAAGGCACGTTGGGTTTGCGTTTGTGACTGTGGCGCACAGAGGACGGTCCAGAGCCGCGACCTGAGAAAAGGTAAATCTACCTCATGCGGATGCCTGCATCGAGAGATGACATCTGAGCGCAGAACCACGCACGGCATGTCCAGTAGGTCAAGATTCTACCGCATATGGGCGGAAATGAAGCGCAGATGTGCGGACCCAAAGCGTCGCTCATATCGGGATTATGGCGGTAGAGGAATCCGAGTGGATGACCGTTGGCTAAAGTTTGAGAACTTTAAAGAGGACATGCACGGTGCATATCTTGCCCACGCTGCAGAGTATGGAGAGGACTCGACTACGATCGAGCGGATTGACGTTAATGGTAGCTACTGCGCTGATAATACTTGCTGGGTAACAAAAGCTGAGCAGGCTCTCAATACCCGTTCAACGCTAAATGCGATCGGAGTTTTTGAGACGAACAGCGGAAAGTGGTGCGCATACATCAAGCGTAGAGGAAATAAACATTCACGAACGTTTGAGACTAGGGACGAGGCGCTAGAATGGCGCGCCGGAATCGCGGATATGTACGCTAAGTCTGTATAATCTCGAAGTCCCGCAGGTACGAACCGGGGCGGAGGCGTCGGAAGACGCAGTCCCAACGAAGGAGACCCGTATAAATGACGAAACTAAACGTAGTAATTCCGGCTGTAAACGTAATGGTAGAGATCGGCGGAAGTAACGTAGAGTTCCGCAAAGTTGACCGGAAGGCGCAGGCGGGCGATATCGTGAAAATTACGGAGGATGATATGCCTCGCTACGTAATAGAGGGCGCATTTTACGAGGTTGACAGCGTAGATTCGCACGGAGATCCGCAGATTATCGACGAGGACGGAGACGAATACGACCTTTGCGGACATAGCTTCGAAGTCTACGAAGCGCTCACGCCAGTATTCGCCGAGGTCGCCGCCGAATCTACGGGCGAAATCACGTTCGAAGGCGCACAATACCGCAAGGTCAACCGCTCAGCTCGCGAAGGTGATGTTATCATCCTACGCTCGGCACCGTTTGAAGAGTACGACATTACGCAGGGAACTCCGTACGAAGTAACTCTCGTTGACTCTTCGGATGATCCGCATATTAAGGACGACGAAGGTGGCGATTACGATACGTGTGACGACGTGTTCGACGTGTACGAAAAGGTAAGCGCAGAGACAACGGTACGCGGTGTGCAATATCTCGAGGTTAAACGCCAAGCCCGCGCCGGTGAGACGATTAAGATGATGGACGATGACGGAGCCGACGGATGGGCGGAAGGTGATACGTTTATTGTAACGGAGATTGATTCGGACGGTGACGCTGTATTCGAGGATAACGACGGAGATACGCGCTATAAGGATACGGATTACTACGTCGTACTCGAACCGGTCAACGCGGAAGCTAAAGCGGAGTCAGCCGCGAAGCCTAAACGTTTGACCGTCGGAGACTATGCGAAGGTAGTTAATCCAAAAGGATATCGCGAGCATAGACGCGGACAAATCGTTGAGATTTTCGAAGACGTGCACGATAGACAGCCGTTCAAAGCGCGCAGTCTGATCGATGGCGGCGAAAATTGGTACTGTGAGCACGAGATTACACTTGCAACTCCCGAAGAGGTAAGCGCAGCAAAAGCAGCAGCACAAGCGGAAGCTCAGCGTAAAGCCGCAATCGGACCGTTTGCTGGCGGAGGCTTTGCGCAGATCATCGACCGCACAAAATCGTTAGCAATGAGTGCGGCTGACACGGACGGATACGTGAAGGTAAGCGTTGAACCGGACGGTAAATATGCGCTTAGCTTGAAGAAGTCTAACGGGGAATATTCCGGATACTGCAACGCGGACGCCCTGCGCCAGATTACGGAAGAAGAGTATAACGCAGCGGTTGCGCCAAAGCCTACGTTTAGCGTCGGTGATAAAATCCGGATTACGCGTACTCAAGCTAACTGGCCGGTAGGAACCGTCGCTACAATTACGGAAGTACTGGCGTGTCCTAACCACTCAAGCGGAACAGTTCGGGCTCACGCGTTGGGCGACACGTACCTTGCTGACGGAAATTGCTTCGAACTGCTGACCGCAGAAGAAGCGTCCGCCATCGAGAAGGAAGCGCAGGAAGCCGAAGAAAAGAGACGCGAGGAGCTTAAATGGGCGACAATCGGACGCAAGGTCGGCGAGTTTAAACGTGGAGATATCGTCAGTTTCGTTAAGACTGGCGGAGAGAAAGGCGTAGGCACCGTTGAGGACAGCGGTAGTGTCGACGATTGCATAGGCGTAAGAGTCGGAGCACAGCCGTATGATGGCGAGAAGTATCGCGGAGTATTTTTCGATGAGGGCGATAGCGCAACGCTTATCACTCCGGTCGAACAGCGCTTCGATACAGCGGTTAAAAGCGTAGCCTAATACGAAAGGAGTGAGCGGACATAGACGTTAAATTAACGCTTAATCTACGCAGTCCCACCGCAGCCGAAGCGCCGGAAGACGTAACGGAGCGCATAGCCAGCGCGACCAAACGTAAGAAAGCGGCGGAGGAGACGATAGCGGACGCTTGGATTCGCATACTCGCGCTAAAGAATACGGATGCCGATCGCGATAAGTTACTCGCGGTAAAAGACGCAATGGATACGGGTGTGACGGGCAGACACCCGTCCAGCGTCGGCAAGCGGTTCAGCAAGGCGGAGGCTATGCGGATTTACGAGGACTTACGCGTTTCGATCCGCGAGGAAAGATTGCGCAGCATGGTCGCGAAGACTCCGGCGAATTATTTCCTCATCGATAACGAGCGGCTACTCGCGCGGCTCAACGATAGACTACGCAAGGAAACGGAAGTTGCGGTCGATACGGAAACTACTGGAGTAGACGTTTACACAGACGTGATTGTCGGTCTGTCATTAACGTTGCCTTCCGTAAGCATTCCGCCGCTGGCCGAAAAGGGAATGCACGTCTACATTCCGGTTAGTCACGATGAAGGCGAACAGTTATCGCGAGATTACGTACTGCAGGAATTGCGTTGGTTCCTTTATAGTGCGGATATCGGCAAGGTTCTTCATAACGCTATATTCGATATCGCGATGTTCCGGCGACACGGTTCGGATCTGCGCGGGGTAATTTGGGATACGATGGTCGCGATGCACTTACTTAACGAGAACGAACCATCGTTCCGTCTCAAAGACTTAGCGCCAAAATATCTCGGAGTTGAGTCAGACACATTTGCGGAGTTATTCGGCAAGACGCCGTTTAACGAAATGCCGCTAGACATTGCGCTGGCTTACGCGGCAAAGGATACCGACCTAACCTGGCGTATGTATCAATTTCAGCGCAAACACTTCGCCTCGCTTCCGACCGTGCTCGAATACTACGAGACGGTTGAGGTGCCGCTGCTCTACGTAATCGTAGATTTGGAGGCTAACGGATATATCCTCGACTTAGATTTCGCGAAAGAATACGGTGAGCAACTGAGCGCTCGCGCCAAAGAGCTGCACACGAAGCTGATCGGAGTCCTGGCGAAACATCACGAAGGTGACGGCGAGCTTAATCTCAATTCTACGCCGCAGATGAAGGCGGTTCTCTCGAAAGAAATCGGCCGCGACATTCCGAATATGGACGCGAAGAAGACGCTCAAACCGCTGGGCCGTGAGTTCGAAATAATCGCGGACTTACTCGAATACCGCAAGATAACGAAGCTCAGCGGAACTTACATTGACGCGCTGCCAACGAAGCAGAATCCGACGACTAAGCGCTGGCACTCGCGGTTTAATCCGATGGGAACCGTCACTGGCCGCTTTAGCTCCGGCAAAGACGAGGATGCTGCGGATTCCAACCAATTCAACGTTCAGAACCAGCCGGAGGAAGCGCGTAAGATGTTCCTTGCGCCGGCGGGAAAGGTCTTAGTATCTGCGGACTTTAAGGCGCAAGAGATACGCTGTACCGCGTACATGTCCGGCGAGCCCGTGCTAATCGAAGCGTTCGAAAAGGGAATTGATCCGTACGCTAACATGGCGAGCATGTACTACAAGCGCCCTTATCACGAAGTTTACAAGCTGCCGAACGGGGAGGATACACCAGAACGTAAAGCGATGAAGGTCGTATGGCTCGCGACACTATACGGGATGAGCGACTTCTCACTCGCGGACATGCTCGGACTAAAGAAACCGGAGGCGACCGCGTTTAAAGAAGAGCTGTTCGGAAGCATGCCGAAGTTATCCGCGTGGCTCAAGGCTAACGAAGAACACGTCGCCAAGTACGGTTTCGTTTGGGCAGATAAGCAGCAGCGTAAACGGCGCTTGCCTGACGGAAAACTTAAGCGCAAAGAAATCCCGTACGGTAAGTGGAACGATCCGAAGTACGAAGAGTGGCGCAAGCATAACGGAAAGATTAATCGTGCTATGCGCCAAGGTACGAATGCTCGCGTTCAGGGGAGTTCCGCCGTTCAAACGAAAGTAACGATGATTAAAGCGCACGAAGCGTGTGAGGACCGCGAAGGCTGGGCGCTTTGGGGGACGATTCATGACGAATTGGTGTTCGAGCTTCCGGAGGAATTTACGCGGGAGGACATCGCCGTTATTGAGCGCATTATGACGCAGTCGTATTCGTGGGGCAACGTAGCCAACGGAACGGATATCGCGATTATGCTGCGCTGGGGTAAAGGCGTAACGCCAGACGAATGGTTCAAAAATAAGGAGGCTGCGTAATTATGGCGATATCACAAGCGAAGAAACTCGAACTTATCACGAAGCACGCGAAGAAATTTACGGTTAAGCCGGGCGGAGGCACTCCCGTACTAGAAGGCGTACGTTACCTCGATGATGGATCCGTAGTCGCAACGGATCGCCACACGCTGTTACGGATCGGCGGCGCGCATAACTTTGCGGAGGCATTCACGTCTCACGCTAAAACAGGCGCGCCCGTTGACGGTCAGTATCCGGACACTTCGCGCTTAATTCCGATGGAGTTTACGTCCCAAATTACGTTAAGCGCCACGAACTTGAAGGACTCGATTGCCTGCGTAAAGGTGGCGCTTGAAGCCGCGAAACTATCCGCCGGCGATAGGCGGAATCTCGCGCTACTTAGGTACGCGGACGATGCCGCCACACTCTCCGTTACGAGCGATAATCCTACGCTGACGTTTAGCGCAGGAATCAACGCGGACCTATTCGGGCCGGATATGGCGGTTGCGTTCAACGCGGAGTACATGCTTAACGCGCTTAACGTATTCAAGGACGCGGGATCTCAGCGTGTGATTATCGGATTGAGCGGCAATTTACAGCCGATCATTCTGCGCGATGAAGATAACGAGATCGACGTAATTGTGCTTCCGTATCGGATCGCGTCATGAGGGCGCCGTTACTCACCGAAGACGACTACGCCGACCTCCGCGCAGCCGTCCGCCAATACGTAAGCTGCGCGATTGATAACGGAGATTACCCGGAGTATCCGGATGAGGCGGCGGAAACATTTTGCGCAGACTATCGCGTGGATTACGCACGGCTCGGCGATATGGTCGAGCGGATAATAAACGAGGAGGTTATACGTTATGGAAAACGTTATTGATAAGCTGCGCGAGTTAGAGGCGAAGGCTTCCAGCTACTATAGAATGGTCGGGGATGATGACTGGCGCGAGATTGACGATATTCTCGACGCCTACAAGCCGGAAGGCTACGAGATAGACGAAGTAGAATCGCGGCAAGGCGAGGGAGGCCGTTGGACTACGCGAGAAATTACTACGTACAAGATTACGCAGACTGACGGGAAGGTTGCGCACTTTAAAATCGACCGCGAGTGTCCGGCTACGGAAATGCAGGAAGGCGGAGACTTTGCGTTCGAAATATGGGAAGTAGTTCCGCGCGAAGTCACCGTTACAAAATACATTCCGGGGAGGGCTGCGTAATGGCATATCGAAAGATTAAGGTTCCCGTTTGCCCGCAGTGTGGCACAGAGATTGTAAACGGATATTGCTACGATTGTCGTTGCTTATGTCAGATGGTTAAACGAGACCGATGCCAAGCGTCTGGAAATTTTACAGTAGTCGACTGGTTTTCATCACGATCGAGTGCTGGTCTTATCTTAGAAGATACGGACGGTAACCGATATCCGATCTATATGTCTGATGTGTTTATGCATTTGAACGGTACGGATTTCAGAAGCCTGACGCTTGAGGAGACTAAAAAGGGATCCGCGTACGGATGGAAGATAATTACGAAGGAGGCGGCTTAATATTACGCAATCAATCGCTAATCAAATCGCGCAAGACTTTACGCAGTATCTTAATTCCTGGCATTCCGCACCGGAAGTATACGACGACGCACTCGACGCGCAGATTCACGCGTGGTATCAAAACGTCCTCACGGATAAATCGCGCAAGGTATGGCCTCCGCGTAATGTCCCGTACTTCTCGCCATCATCCGCTAACTCCGACCCGCGTGGACTCTACGAAAAGCTGCGCGGAGCTAAAAAGGAGCGCGCCGGTCAGCCTCCGCACCAAGGGCGCTGGACAAGACTCGGCACAGCGATCGGCGATACGATTCAGCGCGATATCTTATTCGCGGAGAAACATGATCGAGTCAGAGGAACTGGAAACCGTCCGCAGTTTACGTTTGAATACAACGAGCACCTCGAACCGATGTTCGAAGACTTCGCGAAAGTTGGCACGGTTATTGAACATAGCGATAAGAAATTCGCGCTGTACGGAACGTGTGACGGCGTCATGAAATACGTTTCTGATGACGGAACGGTTTTACGCGTAGGTTTGGAGATCAAGTCCAAACAGGGAACGTATGCGCAAACTTCTGGCTACTCAACGCGCAACGGTCCAAAGGAAGACCACGTTAAGCAGTGCGTATGTTACTCGATTATGTACGGAACCGTCGCTGAGCCAATCGACTATTACGTTCTTCTTTACGTAAACGGATCGAAGAAAGGCTGGACCATGACGCCGGAAGAGTTCGCAAAGAATCCGGATATCTGCGCGTTCGGACTGCACATTACGGACAAGATGCGCGCGGACATACTCGACCATTTCGCCGGAATTGTTGACGCTGCGGATAAAGGCGAGCCACCTACGCTTGACCTCGATAAGTGGCTTTTTAATGACTTCAAGCGTGCGATTGCGCTATCTCTCTCCGCGGAAGAACTTGCGTCCCTACAGCGTAAGGTATCCGCGACATTACGGTCATCTCTACCGGATAAACAGAAACGTGATTATGCGGAGGCGCTGGCATTCATCGAGAGTGTACGCGCTGAAACGAAGGAGGCCGCCTAATTTGCAGACACCGCAATCATACGTAATCGAATCCATACGCAATTTTGACGGAACCGCGCACGAACGCGAGGGTACGGAGAAAGGCCAGCGCGTAGAGATCTTACGCTGCGGGGTCGGCGCGCCTATGCTCGTATGTTACCGCGATGACGGCAATAAGATTCTGCGGACATCCCCGATCGTCAGCATAGGAGGTACGTGGAAGTATCCGGGCGGACTCGTTGTCACTACGAAGAATACCGTTTACACATTCGGAAAGGGGGCGGAATAATGACTAAACGTATAATTAACGGAATCCTCTACGTGTTACTTATTGGCGCGCTAATGGTCGGCGGTTTCGTGTGGATTACGTTGCTAACCGGAGGTCCGTGGTACATGACCGTAATCTTCGCAATCATGGCGCTGGCCGCGTTTTCACTCGGATATTCAGCGGAAGGAGGCGGAAGCGATCGCAGCAAAGACGAAGAAACCCGCGCTTCCTAACTTCCGTGTTCTCGGACTCGACTTATCGCTAAGTCCCGGAATCGCTGTGGTAGAGGTTCGAGGGCGCACGCCCTACCTCATCGCATGTGATTCCGTAGCGACTTCGACCGCCGATACGGACGCCGTACGCAACTACACGGTCGAAACGTTTGTCGGTCACTTCGTTCGGGAGCATCGTCCGTTCGATATCGTAGTTCGCGAAGACTTTACGTCCGGACGGAATAAACGCGCGACTCAAACGATATTCAGCGCATGGGCAGCGGCAGACAGAGCGCTCGCGGCGTACGGATATTACGCGGAGGACTTGAAGCCCGCGCTTGCCCCAACGTCGGTTAAGAAATACGTAACCGGCAACGGGAAGGCGGAGAAACCGGAAGTCGCGGAAGCGGTGCGGAAGTACCTGCGGTTGCCTGCGGATACTAAGTGGCGGACGGGATACGATGACGCGGACGCATGCGCAGTGTGTCTGTCGTATTTACTGCGCGAGAACCTAATCGATGAAATCGGAGGGATTGCGGCATGAGGGAATACATTGGATATACACACATTTCGCAGGGAGTTGAGAGCTTTGGTCCGGCGGTTAGCGAAGCGCTGAGCGGTTACGCAAATAGCGGGTACGACATTGACGTACATTACTCGCAATCGACGGAACCTCGCGGACGTATTATGTTCTCAGCGTTAATAACCGCCTGGACGCAGACATGACGCGTATTCCAGACCGCCTCACTACGCAACTCGAACGCGCCCAGCTCGCCGAGATCGCGGAACTTGAACGTGCGGTCGAAGTGCATCGCGGACTGGCGGCGAAGTATGAACGGAAACTAGCGGAGGCACAACGGAGAGTTAGCGATTAATTTCGCCGACTCTCCGTTTTTTTTCGTTTAATTTTAACGTTTTGGTGCGGGAGCTCTTACTCATTACGGATATTAACATATAAGACGCGGACGACGAAAAAAGTTTCCGTAAAAGTGTGCGGGACTTCCGAGCACGTCGGCTTTATCTATGTAAGGCGCAGATGCCGCGCAATATAAACGAGGAGGCGGTTCAGTAATGACAACGCAACAATATCGCGAAGTTAAACGTAAGGCAGCGGTGGGAGAACGCGTAAGAGTCTTCGGTCACCACGATAACAAGCAGAACACGGAGCATGTCGTATTGCGTACGGAGGATAACGGTCACATTTTCTACGCGGCAGGCGGACGTCTACCAGGAGGATACGTAGTCCTCGAACCAATCGCAGAGCCCGCCGCACCTTCACCGCTATCGACCGATCCCCTCTACGCCGCCTTCCGCCAGTTCGTCACGGACAATGCGGATGAATTGCGAAAGTTACTTCCGGAGATTAATCCGCCGGCACACGCGCCATTGTTTACGGTTGCTGACGGTAAACTCGCGCCGATTACTCCGAAGTTGGCCCGCGCACAGGTTATCGCGAAGGCGACTGCTGACGTTACGGAGTTGCTGCGGACTGGGCTCGATGATGACGCGTTTCTGAATGAGGACGGACACTTTCACGGCCGTTGGTTCGATGTCACGTTCGTGGTTAATCGCGAGAAGAGAGCGGTCACAGCGCTTATATACGAATTGGACGGATTCGCATATAAGCGAAAAAGTGGCGGTCCTCACGCGAAGTTCACCGCAAAGTGTTCGCCAGCCGACGTATTCCACGCGGAAATCGGCAAAGCGATCGCGCTACGTAAGGCGCTTGGGCTGACGGTGCCTAACGAATATACGGACGCGCCGCAACCGGAGAAGGCGGAAGTTGGCGCTATAATCGAATACGACAGTTGCCGCGTAAACGTCATGCCTGTAAATCCGCATGTCATATACGCGTACCGGATTAAAGGCACGTGCAGCGTGCGAAGTACCGTCGCTAATGACGGGAAAATACTCGACGACACCGACGTTGACTATAGCGCTGTCTCCGCGAAGGGAGTTGCTGCCTAATGGATCGCGCAATGATTAAGCGTCTTATGACGCTACAAATGATTACGCAAGCATACGAAAAGCTCGGCGGTAATGTCAGCGATCTTACCACGGAGCGCATGGCGCAGAGTATTGTACCGTTATTCGAAGCCGCACCAATACGTACGGATGCAGAGAAGCGCGCTAGTCTCGAAGCGCTATTTCACGAAACGGTAGCGGAGATTATATTCGCGAAGGAAGTGGCGTAGTTATGGCGTCGGCTGAACGCATCATCGACCGCCCGCAAGTCGAAATCATGGCGGACAGAAAACGTAAGCGTACGGAGATGCTCGATAAATTACGGAGGGGTGAGCGGAGAGTGGAACGCAGTAACGCAGTCAACGTTAAGATAGCGCTATTACCTGGCGCAGAGTTGCCGCAATACGCTAAGCCGAACGATAGTGGCTTCGACTTAGTGGCACAAGAGGATTACGTAGTCGAACCGGGTCAAACGGTCAAGGTGCGGACGGGTATCTGCGTAGAGCTTCCGGTCGGCTACGAATTGCAGGTGCGGCCGCGTTCGGGAATCAGCGCTAACACGAAGTTGCGCGTAGCTAATTCGCCAGGCAGCGTAGATAATTCGTATCGCGGAGAGATTTGCGTATTGATCGATAATATTGCGCAAGTTGAATACGACGTCGTGCGGGATGAAGATACAAACGCTATGACTGGCGTTGAGGTGGCGCAATCTGGCGCGGCTGATACGTTAGATGGCAGTTATGTGCTCGGAGTGTTCCCGCAAGGAACGTATATCATCCGCAAAGGTGATCGAATTGCGCAAGCAGTTATCGCGCCAGTCTACCTCGCAGCCTTCGAAGTCGTCACGGAATTAGCGGAGAGCGAGCGTGGGGCTGGCGGATTCGGACATAGCGGAGTACGGACGGAGGCGAGCGTATGAGCGAAGTTATCTACGTAATGCTTATCAATGGGCGGCCTAGACGGAAAGACGGCGGTGCTATCCGTACGTATAAAACGCGTGAACGTGCGGAGAAAGAAGCGCGCGAGCTCGCAACCTACTGGTCATATCGTGCGGTTACGTTCCAAGTCGGCGTGTTCACAACGGAACAACTTACGGAAGTTACCGTCGAGCTGCCTGTTATTCCGCCGATTCCCTACGCACCACCCACGGAGGCGATCGCGGAATGAAACGCCTTAACTTCGGATTCATCGCGGTATGGTCCGCCGTAATCATCGGATGCGCGGCGTTCTGGTACGGAGTATTCACGTTATTAACGTAGAGGAGGCGCATTAATATGACTACGCAACAAACCGCACAAATAATCCCGTTCCCATGCGTTCAGAACGAAATCGCCGCGGCATTCGACGCAATGGCAGCGCAGGCACGCGCCGGCCTAATCACCGGAGCCATGTTCGCAATTAGCGGACCGAACGCCGATCCACACGCAATTATGACGGGATGGCACGGCGTTGATATAGCCGAGCGCTCCGTAATGCTGACGCATATGCAATTCGATTTAATCGCGGGCTTCATCGGAGAGGAGTGATTACGTAGATATCCGCATATTACTCGCGTTAATATTCGCGGCAACATCACTAAGCGTTGGGCTCACGGACTCAACGGGCAAGATTCCGTCAGCGCCTACGCAAGAAATAACGCAAGTATCACCGCAAGTTACCGCCGAAGCTACGCCAATAGCTACGCGGGAAACTACGGAGGAACCGGCCGAGTGGACAACGTTCGAAGCGACCGCTTATATCGCGCTGTGCGATACGGGCTGCAGCGGGTTTACAGCTACGGAATATGACGTACGCCACACGGTTGAATACGAAGGCCGCCGAGTAGTTGCGGTTGATCCTGCGGTGATAGCGCTCGGCACAGCGGTCGAAGTACGCACGGCTGACGGATCGATTATCGAAGCGATTGCGCTCGATACAGGCGGCGCGATAAAGGGACGCAAGATTGACGTATTGATGGCGGACCTTGATGACGCATGGGATTTCGGTAGGCAGGCGGTACAAATACGCATCTTAAAGGAGACGGTTAAATGACGAAGATTATTGACGGTAGAAAAGCGGAGATTGTACACCCAGGACAACGGTGGACTTCGTATCAAGCGCTTGCTAATTCGCTCGGATACCCAGACGCTGCAATTGAGTACGGAAAGGACCGCAGGAAATATCCGTCCGCTGGCGAGACTGTGACAGTACTGTCCGCGACGGATAGCTTAGGCCAGCCGGTTACTCACGATGGTAATCGCGTTTACATCGTTGAGTGTACGAATGGAGATCGCCATATTTTCAGCGAAAAAGGATTGCGTATATTGGACGCCGACTCCGCACCGATCACCGTTCTCCCCGACGAATCGCTCGGCGGTGTCTCACGTGAATATCGCGAGGTCAAGCGGAAGGCGAGCGTAGGCGAGACTATCCACGTGTTTGGTCATTGTGACCAACGCGCGAACGGTGTGTTTACGGTTGACTCTGTGATCGACTGCCGCGATGGTTACGGGGATACCTATTACTATACCGTTGACGGTGGCTCGCGTTACGGAACTCCGTACTATAACGGAAAAGCCTACGTTGTCCTCGAACCTACGGAAATCCTGCGCATCGACGATAAGGACGGAGTTAATCGCGCGTACCGAATGGTCGACCGTAAGGCTGCGGTGGGCGAGCGCGTGATTATCGTAGATGACCGCGAGGGGACCGGCGGTATGGACGGAATTTATTTCCGTGTTGGTAACGTTGCAACTAGTTTAGGAAGCGCGGGTTTCAATTTTAACGGAAATCCCTACGTTAGAGGAAACGGACGGTGGGGCGTTAGGGCTGGCGCTTACCGCGTACTCGAACCGCTAACCTCCGCGGAACTAGCGCCGAATCCTACGCCTCTATCTGCGCTACCAATCGCCGACCAATACGCGGAGAACATTACGGTGCTCACGCGTAAGATTGCGCAATTGGAAAAGCGCAATACCGCGCTTGAGAGCCGCATCCTCGCGCTCGAAACGGACAGCTCGCCGTCTTACGTTAAAGTCGCGTCCGGTCCCGTTGATAACACGCTGCCGACGTTCAGTAAAGCGCCTAAGTCCGCGCAGCAAATCCGCGACGAAATCGTTGAGCGTGCAAAGGCTGACATTAGCAATCCGCACAAATTCGCCGGGACTCCGATTGCGCGCGAAGAATTACGCTTCTGGCCTCGCGGGTCTGGTATCGTGACACATACGGTCGAATATGTCGTGAGTTCGGATAAACGGACGGTAGTAGCGCTCGTTATCGAGACGTACGGTGGGCGTAAGATTGTTGCGCGTGGTATCGCGAAATGTGCGCCAGGCGAAACGTTCAACGCGCATATCGGACGAGCTATCGCGTTATATAGAGCGCTGGGCCTCGAAGTGCCAACGGAGTATCTAACGTGTCCACAGCCGGAGGAAGTGCGCGTCGGTGACGTTGTTCTTTGGACGAATAGTTATGACGCAGCAGATACGCAAGTATTCACGATTGCTTCCGTTCTGTCCGAAGGCTACCGGTTTGTTGGCGGAGAGTGGGACGGATTCGAGACAGTACGCGTTATTGATGACTCACGTGAGGACGATGGCATTTCCGCTGCTTCCTCCGCGCTGAAAGGAGCTGCGTAATATGAAGCGCCCGGTCAACGAAGTAATCGCGATGCTCAATGCGCTACCGCTCGACGCGGAGATCGACGTACTCAACGTGTGGTCGAACGGTCGGAAAATCCGCCGGCTCTGCGGTCAAGACGAAGATAGCGTATGGCATCCCGCGAGTAAGTTCCGCAAGATGACCGCAATATTAATTCCGGAGGTGAGCGCAGAATGACGTTACCTAATATCGGTCTCATCGGCAAGCTCCGTTCAGGAAAGTCCGCTGCTGGCGATTACCTTGCGTCCAAATACGGATATACGCAGTTCGCGTTCGGCGACGAACTCAAACGCTATGCTCACGAATTGTTCGGAGAGCCTGCGCCGGGAACGAAGCCGCGCGAACTGTATCAATGGTTCGGACAGGCGGTGCGGGAACGCGATCCGGACGTATGGGTGCGGAAATGTTTCGAACGAATTACGTGGTTCAATTACGTCTACGCGCTGGCGGTTCCTGCGCGACCTGTAGTTATCACGGATGTCCGCCAGCCTAACGAATTTACCGCGCTCCAATCCGCCGGCTACGTCCTCCTCCGCGTAGAAGCACCGGACGGCCTACGCATCGAACGCGCCGTCAACTCGGGCGATACGTTCAATTACGCCGACCTCGCGCACGGAACGGAAACGGCGCTCGACGGATACGCAGCGGATTTTACCGTAGTGAATGACGCGGGGCTGGCGGAGCTGTATGCGCAGATTGACGAGATTATGGCGGAGTTGAGCGCGAAGGAGGCGGTTTGATTGACGGAAATTAACGTAGTTTTATGCGGAGATAGCACGGAGGTTTTGCGCGGCTATCCGGACGCGTTCTTTGATAGCGTCGTATGTGATCCTCCGTACGGACTATCGAAGGAACCGGACATCGCGGAAGTATTAACGAAATGGCTGGCGGGAGAACCGTACGACCACGGACACGGCGGATTCATGGGCAAGGCGTGGGACTCGTTCGTACCGCATCCGGATTTATGGCGCGAGGTGTTCCGCGTATTAAAGCCGGGCGGACATGCGCTGGTATTTGCGGGAACGCGCACGCAGGACTTAATGACGATAGCGCTGCGGCTCGGCGGGTTTGAGATACGCGACGTTATCGAGTGGTTATATTTTAGCGGCTTTCCGAAATCTTACGATATATCCAAGGCGTTTGATAAAAGGGCCGGGGCCGAACGTGAGGTGATCGGAGTAAGGTACGACGGCGTTGGTTCAGACAGTGGCGAGGGGCGGTATAACTGGAACAACGGGAGCAGCGCGCAGTCAAACGAGGTCAAAATAACCGCGCCAGCAACCGAACTCGCCCGTAAATGGGACGGATGGGGAACCGCACTCAAGCCCGCACACGAACCGATTATCGTCGCGCGTAAGCCGCTAATCTCTACCGTAGCCGCCAACGTTGAGGCACACGGAACTGGCGCTATTAACATCGACGGCTGCCGTATCGGTCGCGCTGCAGGAGATCGCGCGGATTATGGCGTTACCGGCGACGAAGGTAGCCCAACGGTCAATACGTTCGGTCAACGTGAACGCGTCGCATATGTTCCGGACGAAGCAGGGCGCTTCCCTGCTAACGCGATCACTACGGACACCGATGCGTTTTACTCTCCGTACTTTAACGTTAGCCCGGCGGAATTATCGAAGAAAGCGTCGAAACGCGACCGTAATACCTGCGCTGGTGGTTCCATATTATCCGGACTAAACGTACACCCGACGGTTAAGCCGATCGACCTTATGCGCTGGCTTATTACGTTAGTGACTCCGCCGGGCGGTACGCTCTTGGACCCGTTTGCCGGTTCCGGTACAACGCTGGTCGCGGCGGCACAGGGCGGTTTCAATTACGTAGGCATCGAAATGCTGCCGGAGCATGTCGCGATTATCAACACGAGACTCGGCGAAGGTGCCGGACAGGAGGCGGCGTAATGACTACGGAAGAATATCGCGCAGCCTTTGAATCCGGTTATTTTTACGGACGCATTGACGCGATTAATGCGCTCCCTTACGACGATCGGACTCCGCTGGCGAAACGGGAGAGTACGGAGGTGATTGCGAGTGAGTCGGATGACAACGGATTACGACCGCTTCCAGCCGCCGACTGAACCGCGCGTCTCCGCAATATGCACGTACTGCGGCGGTGAAATTTACGTAGGCGACGAGCTTACGCGATATGCGAACGGAGACTCTACTCACGAAGGCGATTGCGAGAACGGATATGTTGCGGCGGAACTCGGAATAATGCGAGAAATCGCATCTTGAGCGGACGATTGCGGAGTAGTATTCGCAAGTTTCAACGTTAGAAAAATTCATAATAGCGGCGGCTACTACGTGCGGCATCGTTCATATAACGTGGGGCCGACGCTCAAATACGGATAAAGGGGCGATTGATTTGATATACACAGATAACAAAGACTTTTACCCAACACCGCGCAAATTGTTCGATGATCTAGTTAGAAACACCAGACACTTTAGTGGAAGAATCCTCGAACCTAGCGCGGGAAAAGGGGACATAATCCAGTTTATACGCGCTACAAGGAACGGCCGCGACGCTAAGGTAGACGCGATAGAGAATGATCAGCGGCTGGTTGGTATCCTAATGGGCGAAGGGATCAGCGTTGTGTGGGACGATTTCCTTACGTACGAAACGTATAAGGAATACGACTACATTATAATGAATCCTCCGTTCTCTAACGGAGTCGATCACGTTTTAAAGGCGCTAGAAATGGCAGAGACGCAGCTTTCCCGGTGTGAAATTTTCGCAATAGTGAACAAGGAGACGTTAAATAATGCGTTTTCTACGAAAAGACAAGAATTACTGCGAAAATTGGACGAACATGGGGCGGAGGTTCGGTATATAAGTCATGCATTCAGCGATGCCGAGCGGAAAACTGACGTAGAAGTTGCGTTAATTCACGTAAAAGTCGAGAAGGCTAACGCAGGTAAATCTATTTACGATAAAATTCCGTTCCTTAACGCGAGGAAGTCCGAGGAAACGGCTGCAGAAATAGGCTCCGTGTTATCTACTTACGTTAAACCTTCGGAGATACAGGCGAAACTCAACGATATCGAGCGATTGGTACTCGAATACGAAACGGCCTGCGAGCTAGCGCGAGATACGTTTGAGGTAATCCGTGCGAAAGCGTCCTTTTTCGGATATATTTCAACGGTAAATAAGCGCGAAGGGAAGTCGCACTCACCTCTGTATTCCATTACTCCGTATAGTAAAGAGTTTACGAGGGCGGATTTAAGTGAGGAATTGGACAAGTTACGACGCGGCTACTGGGAATTGGTCCTTGATACAGACGAATTCCGGAAAATACTAACGAATGACGCTATTCAAAAGCTTAACCGCAGGATTGAGTCGGCTAACGAAATGGAAATTAATCTCACGAATATTAGAATGCTACTTATGGCTCTCGGCGCAAACCAACGCGACATATTAATAGAGAGTGTAGTGTCCATATTCCAAAAGATAACGGACCGACACCAGACAAGCTACTCGTCAAATGTCCATTACTACAACGGTTGGAAAACAAATAGCTCCTATAAAATAAATAAGAAAATCGTTATCCCTATAAAATACTATGCATTCGATAGCTGGGATTTTAGGGATGATTACGGAAAGATCAATACGGATGTCCGCTGCTGGATTGACGATATTATCAAGGCGCTCCAAATCATTGATCCTAGCGTAAGTGGCAAATTTGTATCACTATCTTCGAAAGAGTTCGAAAACGAAACGCTACGGTTTAAGATGTTCGGCAAAGGTACGGTGCACGTTTGGTTTAAGGACGAGCAGTTACTTTCGCAGCTTAATTATATTTGTGGAAGTCATTTCGGATGGATACCAAGCGAAGGCGAACAAGCCCAAAGTCCAGAAGCCCGCGAATGGGTAGCGCGAGAGTTTGGTGATATGGGCAACGTTACATTATTACAAGAGGTGTCCGATTGTGGCGGATTGGAGGCGGCCTAACGGTCAGTCAAGCTTGATATAGAATAGAAGGAACGCCAATACAACGATAAAAGGGGCGGATTACTATCGGATCAGTAAAAATTGACGTAGACAAAGGCGCACGCATGTACGAAGTTAAATACGCATTGAACTCGGCGGATGGCGTTAAAAAACTACTTCGCGATCGCCATCATATAAGTAGCGCACGTTTTCAATCTGGCGACTATAACGCCGTAGATATGTTGGTCGACTTGAGTAGCGCTATTAATTCGGCGGGGCTCTCGGAAGTTCAGGCAGAAGTAGTTGCGTGGATATCCGGAGCAGATATGACGCAGCAACAGACGTCCGAGATCATGCATGTAACTCGCCAGGCAATTACAAAAGCTTACGAGGTGGCGTGCGAAAAAATAGCGGCCGTCTACCGCAAATGGGAATATGGCGAGGTTTGCGTAGGCTACCTGCTAGAGGACGAAGACTACGAAGGGGAGGCGGCTTAATGACGAAAACCTATCGGGAAGATTTCGCAACGGCTGTCTCTACGATGGAGTCCACGATGTGGTCATCGTTTAAAGCGGAAGGCGCGCCACCGATACCGTTTATTTACGGAGGGCGTACGTTTGACCTGCGTAAAAGAGATGAACGCGGAGATGCGGCTCGTGTTGTTACGGACACTTACGTGAGGGAACACGCGGAGTTTAATGACGCGGCTATGAGTAGATACCGAGAGCGCGGAGGTACTGGCGAGGGTCCTGCGGTCGTATTGACGGATGCCGCGCTTCTTGAGCGTATAGCTAACGTAATCCTTTACGATGAGATTGCGGACGAGAATCCGTATAAATCGCAGCATAACGAGTATCCGATTATGAGCGAGATTCAACTCGCCCGAAGGCGCGAAGGAAAGCACCAAGGCAAGCGCGAAGGCGTCTCCGCGCGAGAGGTAGCGTTTGGGCAGGCGTATTCTATCGGAACGGACGGAAGGAGCTACGCTGAACCTATCCGCAGGGAGCGCTCGAATAAGGAAAATATCTTTATGGACGAGGCGACTACTTCGCGAGTAAGAGAGCAGCGCGAGGCGTACGCAGACTTCATCGCTGAGAAGCCCGTAGTCACCTATGTGATGTCTCAGGCAGAAAGGGAGGCTAGAGGATGGCAGTAGCAATCACGATGCCTACCGACACCCTGACGATTCCTATTGCGGACGTCGGGAGTGTCCTCGAAGCGCTGCGGTTTCGTCCGGGAGGAGTATACGTGTTCTATGACGGGCTCGGCGAGTGCTTATACGTCGGTCAGTCGAAGACACTTCCGGACAGACTGCGCAAACATCTAACGTCTTCTCCCTTCGCACATGAGATCGCCAGTGTTACGCTCTATTTCGTAAGTGATCCGTATGAGCGAGAAATATACGAGACTTACGCGATCACTACATTTAACGGCAAGTATAATCGAGCGAAAAAGTTCGAGCAACGCACGGCTAATCCGTTGGTCAGCGAGGAGATTGACGAGGCGTATTTCGAGATAGACGAGCTTATGCGTGAAAAGAACGACCTTGATGCGGCCATTAAGGATATAGATGAGCGACACATAAGGAGACCGCCGCGTAGAAAAATTAACCGTAGGGGATACCTTACTCGGAGATACTTGGAGTATTTAGCGGAAATGTCCGAGCGCACCGAGGAGGAAAAAGCGGAGATGTGGAGGGAGCAGTGTGAGAGAAAAAGAATGGTGAGGAGGGTGGTAGAAATTGACTCGGAATTTCGAGAAATTAAGGATAAAATAACCCGATTATTACGAAAATTAGCTGTTTAAAAAGTTGCTTTTTATCGGGTTTCTTATCGGGATATATGTAATCCTATGAAGGATTTTTCGTTCTTAGATCGCGCTGTCTCAGGCGGTCTTTTTTGCGCGTTTTTGGAGGAATACGAATGTTGCGGGTATACTCCGCACGTCCTTACGTTATTTTAACGACGAGGAGACGAATAATGAATAACGGATACATGCACGTTTATTACGACGAAGCGCTCGGACAGTACCGCGAGAGTTATCCGGTCGATGGCTACGTGCACGAGTCGGTCGAATCACGCAGGCGCAAACAGGAATACGCGCAGCGTGAGGACGCTAGAACGCGTAATACGCGCCATTACATAACGTCCTACCACGAGCCCGTCCGCGAGCTTGCGCTTATGCTTGAAATCAACGAGCTCGGCGCGATTATGAAGCTCATTCCTTATATGAGACGGGATAAGGGCGGCGATCTATTCGTAGAGAGTAAGCGGATGGGGATCGCGGAGATTGCGAAGGCAGTCGGTAAGGCTCAGCGTTGGGCCGAGGGCGTAGTTAAAACGCTGGTTACCTGTGGAGTCTTGACGGAGAAAAAGGACGGCCGGCGAAAGGTATACGGAGTAAATCCGGCATACCATACGATGGGCGAGACGGTGCCTGGCGCACGTTACACGAAAGTATATCAGACAAAAACGAGATCGGACGTTAAGAACCTTTCGGTTCAAGCGGCCGGTCTTTTATATTGCATGATTCCGCACATACACTACGAGCGCCTATACCTCGTACACAATCCGGATGAGCGCGATTACGATGCGCTGCAGCACATGAGGCAGGCGGACCTGGCCCGCGCTATTGGCGTAGAGGAGCAGACGGTAACACGCGCGATGAAAGAGCTCAGCCGCTGCGGATTCGTGATGCGTTCGGAAGCTTACGGGGCTATCGTTATTAAGATGAATCCGGACGTAATGTACCGTAAGAAGTATGATGACGATGAATATACGCAGGGAGTACGTTACGAGTTCGAGCAGAACGCGAAGGCGGCGGAGTCGTTCGGATTGACTGACGCTGATCTTCCGTATTAAAAACGTTCCATATACTGCGGAGTTAGGGCGATTTCGTTCCATATACTGCGGAGTTCAAAAGTGGCTTCGGCCTTAGAGCGGCGTGGGTTTGAGGCTGTTTTGGGGTCGGGGCAACTCTTATCTTATATACTGCGTAATAAGACGCCTAATGATTACGGAGAAGAGCGCTCCGACACTGCGGCTAAAACCGTGCCTTGTGTAACTGTTATCTTAACTCCGCTGATCTTTAATAAAAGCTTGAGCGCAGTTAAATAACATGTTCCGAAGACGCGACAGCGGCAAGGTGTGAAGCCTGCTTTTGGCTGAACAGGCACTATGTTGAAACCTTTGTCTGATAGATACATGAAGCTTAATCGAAGAAGTATCTCATGTAGACAACACAAAGAATAGCGCGGATGTTAAAGCGCTAGTAAGCGCGAAGCGAACGTACAGTGAGCGGAGGGATAACGTTAATATGAGCGTTATAGTAGGCGAGGATATCGCGAGAGATGCGGATAACGAACGTGTGATTAAGCGTTATTCAGGCGGAATTGTACCTCCGGACGATAACGGTAACTACGTAAGGGTACATCGCGATGATTACGTATCTCACGATTATGCGCGTAAGTTAATAGCGCAGACTTTGTATAAAACGGAGGGGTCACGCATATGAACGATTTATCAACGGTAAGTACAGCGGCTTTACAAGCGGAGTTATCACGTAGGGAAGGCGTTACGACTTACGTATTTGGGCCGGAGGATAACGTTGTTCTAGCTAGCGGAGATGGCGTTATATTAGATGACTACGGACCTGTTACGATTACTGTTAACGTAGATTAAACGTAACAGTTGACGTTGTTCTTACGCTTTGCCCGAGCGTATGAGCAACGTTTAAAGTACGTAAGTATAAGCGTTAGGGTAGCGTAGATGATCGTTAATTCAACGGAAGGGAGACGGTTATAATGGCGAAGACATTAACGCCCGAACAGTATATCGCGATCGAATGGTTGTCTATACCGGGTAAAGGCGGTAAGACATACGAAGAGATAGCGGACATATGTGACGTGCACTTTAATACGCTCGGTAACTGGCGCAAGGATAAGGCGTTCGATGCGGAGCTTAAGCGTGCGATTGTACGGAACAATAGCGCTAAGCTGCCGGAAGTAGTCGAGTCTATGGCGGATTGGGCTATACGGGAGGGTAACGCAGCAGCAGCGAAGTTAGTCCTGCAGATTAACGGAATGCTTATGGATAAACTCGAAGTGGAGACGAAGCTTGATAGCGGAACAGACGTAGCCGCGTTGACAGCACGTATCAAGGCGTTGCAGGTGCGTAAGGGTGACGAGGATGGCGCGGACTCACAAGGATAGCGCGTGGTGTGCGCATATAATGAAGGAACGCGATGGATGACGGTGTGATTGCGTGTGAACTGCGCCTATTTAGTCTGCACGGGTCGCCTGACGCGCACCCTCCGCAAAACTTTCGGACTTCACCGTAGTACAGCGGATTTAACGTTGCATAAGCGTTGTATAAACGTATGGATAGGCGCTGAACTAGCGCTGCATAAACTGGAAACGGGACATCGCGTTAAATGGCGTTAAGCCGCGTGGCTACAACGTTCTTGCTGCGCGGGTACTGGTAAATGTATATACGTTGCATACGGCGTGTTTATGCACCGCGTACGAACCGCGTAGTGGTGCGGGCTGGCGGCGTTGACATCTGCATCATATACGTATTTTGTGCACATGTCTTGCATAAACGTTGCATAATTTAATCTATTTTATTTACTTCAATGCTTTAGTGCTGTGAAGCCCCAACGCCCCAAAGCAATAAAGTGAATTCTGGTGCTACAGATTTCCGCGTATCAAAAATAACGTTTGGGTTTCGGAGCATCAACGCAGCCTCACGTAATTTCACCGTTAAATCACCGTCGAATTAGCGCGCCTACCTCTTTCCGAGTATAAGCGGAAGGGTCCCGTAGTTCAAGCGCTAATTCAACGGTAAAATCACGAAGCACTCAAGGCGCGGTCTTTTCGTGCCTACGCGGAAGGGAGGCGATATCTATCGCATGGATTGACGGTAAATGGAACGGGCGAGACGAACGCAACACGGTAATCAGCGGCATTAACGGACTCATTGATTCGTTGGCCGGCGTAGATATCGCGTCTCTTTCGGAAGAAGATCAGCGCTTGATCGACGAACAGGTTGCGGAGCTTGAGCGGTTAGAGCGTATTAACCGTTGCGAACGTAATCTACTCGAATTTTCATTAGAGTATTTCTCGGAAGCGCGCAATCCCGGCAATGACGGTAACTGGGACGGATTCGATATTGCAGATATATCGGAAGCGCCCGATTTTCACCGTGAAATCGCCGAGATAATCGACGACATATCTAACGTTAACCTTAACGATAAGGTAGCGGTCGCAGCGCCCCGTTCACACGCGAAATCAACGTATTTATCGAAGGCGGAACCCTTACGCGAGATCGTTTACCGCAAACGTAAATACGAAATCATCATATCAGAGACGCCGGCGGTATCCAGCGCTAACCTCGATTGGATCGCGGCACAGTTAAAGAGTAACGCGAAGCTGCGGGCGGACTTTGGACCGTTATTATCACCGAAGCAGCAAGAAAATCCGAAGGATAACAGCTCAGAGTTTATCGCATGGGAACCGCGCGAAGACGGAACAAAGAAGCTACTCACGAAAGTCGAAGCGGCATCAACGGGACAGGCGCTACGTGGACGTAACTGGAACGGAGTACGCCCAGACTTAATTATCTGCGATGACCTCGAAGACATTAAATCTAACGCCGCAACTCCGGAACTTCGACGCAAGCTTAAAGACTGGTTCGCACAAACCGTCGTACCACTCGGTGATCCGCGCGGTAAGAAGACGGCGTTTATCTACATGGGAACAACGGTGCATCACGAAGCATTGCTCGTTGACGTGCTATATAATCGCTCGGACTTTAAGAGCCGCGTATATCGCGCAATTAAGACGTGGCCTGAGCGTATGGACTTATGGGAAGCGTGTCGACTCGTATATAAAGATCCGGACTTACCGAAGGAACAGCGTGTCAAGGATGCGCAGGCCTTATACGAATTGAATCGCGCTGAAATGGATCGTGGAGCCGTCGTATTGTGGCCGGAAGCACAGCCGATATGGACGCTAATGACGTGGAAATGGAATAACGGAAGCAAGGCGTTTAATACGGAGTATATGAATAATCCGGTCGATGAGGAATCAATGATATTCAATCCGGAGACATTCACGTATTGGGATAGCGACCAGTTAAAAGACGCGCTATCGCAATATCCGCGACCGGCTGACGCAGTTTACGATATTTACATGGGCGTTGACTTCGCGATGGGCAAAACACGCGGAGACTATAGCGCTATTGTCGTAATAGCACGCGATAAACAGACGGGAACAAAATACGTTATTGACGCGTTCGGTGAACGGATAAAGCCGGACGCTTTTTTGCGTGTAATCGTAGAGAAGGCGCTACGGTTTCAACCGAACGCAATCGCAGCGGAAGCACAAGCGGCGCAAGAGTTCTTCGTAACGCAACTAAAGACCGCGCTTAAAACTGCGGGATATCCGGCGCAAACTCGCGTCAAGGAAATATACCAACGTTCGCGTAAGGGGCTGCGGATTGAGGCGTTAATGCCGGCGGTTGAAAGCGGAGAAATCCAATTCTCACGGAAGCACGCGCTTTTACTTGAGCAATTCGAAATGTATCCGACAGGAACGCATGACGACCTCCCGGACGCTTTGGAAATGGCGGTCAGCATCGCGAAAACAGGACGCAAGAAGATACGCAATAAACCATCCGGAATGTAAACGAAAGGAGGACGATTAGCATATCGAAGCTATTCGAACCCGGCGCTTATTACCCGCCACCTGCACACATACCGCGCCTCGCCAACTATAAACGCGGCAAGACGATATTCGACGGACGCCATCCGGAAATCTACGATCGCGCCTCGTCTCTACTAAAGGATACGCCACACGCCGCGCAGCTTAAAACGCTGTTCATCGCGGTTAACTTGATGGATATATTGCTGACGAAGCCGGCGGATTTGCTGACCGGAGAGCCCCCGACATACGAAGCGGGAACCGGCGCAGGTACACGCGAGCAGGAACGCCTTGACTCGATCGTTGAAGAAAACGACTTAACGCAGATGGTTCACGAAATGGTAATCGGCGCAGGCTATCGGGGCGACTCGTTTATTAAGACGTATTATGACGCGCGAGCGGACGTCAGTGAAACGGAGGCACTCGGATTAGAACCGCCGAAGCCCGTACTCGAACCAATTATCGAATCTGTACGCGCGGATATCGTATTTCCAGAGTTGTCGACCGGCTCGCGGAAGAAATTTAAGGCGATTAATATCGCGTGGGTCGATTGGGTTGAGGAACCAGGCGGAAAAATTGTCCGTTGGCTCTACGGTAAAGCTGCATCCTATGTGCCTTATCTCGTCGTTGAGCGCCATATTCCGGGCTATATCGTACATGAGCGTTATGAGCTTTCGGAGGCTGGCGTTAACAGCGATTGGGGAGTTCCAATTTCAACGTATTTAATCGGCGATAAAATTGCGACAGGACGCGAGGAAGACATAGAGCCTACCGGAACTGACCGATTACTCGTGCACCATATTCCGTATAAAAGCGTTGACGACCGTTGGGAAGGCATTAACGGAGTTGAGAAGCTAGAAAGCGTACTGAGCGCGATTAACGAGCGGTTAGTACAGATCGATTATATCCTTTGGAAGCACAGCGACCCGTGGATGTATGGACCGGAAGACATCGGAGATGACGGCGAAGACAATGCGGGAACACTCCGCGGAGGCGGACGTTATATACCGGTTGCCAAGGAAGACGCGACGCCAGGTTACATGGTATGGGAAGGTCAGCTAACCTCCGCTTTTACGGAACTAGACGTACTACTCGGACTCGTGTACCAAATGTCGGAAACGCCGCAATGGTTATTCGGAACAACGCTTGCCTCAGATAAGGGCGGAACCGGCACGTCTCATACGGATAGTGGCGCAATTAAAGCGCGCTTCATGCCGATATTAGCAAAAGTTAACCGTATCCGCGCGCATGTTGATCGCGCTTTACGTGACGCAATATGGACCGCCATGCAACTCGAAAACTACGCTAATAAAGACGTTGCCGGCTTCGTAAAGTACGATCCTGTTTACCCGAAGATCGAGTGGAGAGACGGGATTCCGTCCGATCCCAAAGAGGAAGCTGAGGTCTATCAGATACGCACAGGGGGAAAGCCTACGATCGACGTGCTCAGCGCGGTTAAACGATTGGACTCTATGTCAGACGCCCAAGCCGTAGAGGTAGTCAGCAGGATTGACGAAGACGAGCAGAAGGCGACCGGTACAGTAGACGCTTCTGTTTTTAATAGTTAGGGGGACTGCGGACGTGGCGGGAAAAGCCAGCAAGTGGAGCAAGGAGAAGGTAGTAGCGGCGATCCTTGCGCGAAGAGACGCGGGTCTTGGTGTGACAAGTAGTGAGATACGCAAGGATGACACACCTCTTCGAGGAGCTATTGCGACACATTTTGGAGGCACAGACGCGGCACTGCTTGCTGCGGGAATCGATCCAATAAGCGTTAAGCCGCTAACTTACTGGAATAAGCAGATGATCCGGACGGAGTTCTTACGAATTAGGGGCTCCGTTTCGTCTGTAAACGACCTGTCGCGGCAATATAGATCACTGGACCACGCGATAAGAAAGCATTATGGGACTTATGATGCACTATGCGATGACCTTGGGATTGATGTTACTACTATCCGAAAGCAAGTACGTGAGTGGAGCGGCGATGATCTTCTTGCGGTGCTTAGGGAGATGCGTGACGAGGGGCAGCCACTCAATATAACAAATGTACACGCCAGGTTTCCATCTATTCATCCGGTCGCTGTTAGGTGTTTTGGAAGCTACGAGAATGCTTTGGCGGAAATTGGTGAGAAGATACAAGACCATATATGCGAGATGAAGTTTGGGTCTTACCTCGGAAAGAAGTTCGAACGAAAGCTTAACGAAGCATTCGAAGCTTTGAATATGGGATACAAGTACCAGAAGAGGCTATGTGGCGGCAGTATAATGCCGGATTTTTGGGACGAGTCACAGAGGACATTCATTGACGCGAAGCTATCTTCTTGGACGGTATTTTGTTCATCGTCTATAGAGAAGTATTTACCGCATTGTAACAAACTCATTGTGGTGTATTTGCGCGGAGAGGAAATCGCACATGAGATTCCTAACTTAGAACTTAGACACGTTAGCCATTACTACCCAGCATTAGTTGAGACCGGAAATGAGGAACTCGTCAGTCAGTTTGAGGATATTCTGCGGGAAGCTTCTACCGAGCCCACTACGGAGGTGCTCGCAGCATGATCACGCCGCCAACGTACGATTACGAAGTCACCGTCCTCGTCCGCGCATATAAATCCGCCATACTCGCAATCTCCTCGGAGCTCTCACGTTTAGACTTAACGGATTTATCCCGCGCTAATTCACGCGCCGCACTCGCCGAGGTTGCGGCTATTTTGCGTTCGCTTAACGCCGAGTCCGCCGAATGGGTCGCGAAGCATATTCCGCTGGCGGCTACGGACGGCGTGGCGCTCGCTATCGTTCAGCTCGGCGCGGCGGATACGCTAGAAGATGCGCAGAAGATCGTTAAGTTTAATCGGATTAATCGCGAATTTGTAGCGTCAGCCGTTGCGGATACTCAGGCGGATTTACTTGCGGTAACAAATAACGTAAGCCGCCGCGTTAAGCAAGTCGTCCGCCAGGTAACCGCCGATTCAATGCGGGCGAACCTTACGCGTGGTATTAACGGTAATCGTACACTTAACGCCGACATTTTGCAGCGCATGAAAAGCACGCTAGGCAGCGCGGTTGATACCGGAATTATCGACGCGGCAGGACGGCGCTGGCGACCGGAAACCTACGTTGAGATGCTAACGCGTACGAAGATGGGCGCGACACAGCGCGAATCTACGATAAATGAGGCGATTGGTCGCGGTGCTTATTACGGAGTGATTTCGAAGCATAACGCGGTCGATAAATGCCGCGAGTACGAAGGGATGATCGCTAAACTTACGCCGGATGCACCGGGGAATTACCGTTATATTGGCGACTTACCGCGCAACGAAATTTTCCATCCTTGTTGTGCCCATGTTGTAACCGCGATACGAGATCCGAAACTACTGACCGCCGAATAGGGCGGTTTTTCCTTTGCCGCGATAGGCTGATCACCGAAAAGGCGTGACCTTGACGCTCTGCGCGGCTTTTACTCAAGGAATCGAGCCGAAGGGGTTTGGTAATTTGGGGGATTTAATACGCAAGATACACAGTGTTAATGAGGACTTCTTTAAGGTGTGGAATAGAGAAAACGCTTGGGTGTTTGGGTGGTTAGTTACAGACGGCTCTGTTAATGAGAAGAGTGGGCAGATTCGCCTAATGCTTAAATCGCATGATATTGACGTGCTCGAAAAGATAAAAAAAGCAATGCGATTTACTGGCCCTGTTTTCCAGGGAGAGCATGAAGATGGTAGACAGTTCGCTTATCTTCGGATTTGTCGCAAGAGTATGACTGAGGACTTATTCACACATGGAATGGCGAGGAACGATAAGACGTTCAATACCTCCGTACCCAATCTTCCCGATTTTCTATTCTGGGACTTTACGCGGGGCGTGTTCGAAGGTGACGGAAATATAAAACACGGAAAACAGTGGAATGACCTTCAACTCTCGATATGTGGTGCGACAAAGAACTTCTTTGAGGAGATGCAGGAGGCGCTTCTAAAGAGAGGGATTAATACAACGCTTAAAGAGCACCCCTCCGGTCAGTCAGGTCGTAAAAGCCCACTATTTACGTTAACTACCAAATCAAACGCCGACGCTTTACGTTGGTGTCTTTTTATGTACGCAGATACTCCGAAATACTTACGCCTGGATCGTAAGTTCCAAGTATTCACGAATTACGTGCACGGATACTACGATCGAAACCGTAGATCGCGTCCCTGCATTGAAGCTATCGAACTCATCCGTATATCAATTCCGGAATGCGCTGTAACTACGCAAACTCAGGAACTACTCGCAGCTTAATAGGAGCAATAAGGCTCCGCGTCCAGACGTGAATTGACGCGATAAACTTTACGGTTACTGACGCAACCTGCGTCAGACACACGATAGCCGACGGGCTCAAAACGGACGGAGGACAAACGATGGAAAACGAAATTAAACGCTCACGATATCCGCTTAATCTTCAACTATTTGCAGAAGGCGACCCCGATCCGGACCCAACGCCGGATAAGACGTTTACGCAGGCGGAACTCGACTTAATCGTAGCGGACAGACTCGCACGTGAACGTAAGAAAGCGGAGAAATTCGCAGATTACGACGAATTGAAAACGAAGTTGACTGCGCTAGAGCAGGCGGAAGCCGAACGTGCTAAATCGGACTTGACGGAGGCGGAGCGCTTAACTGCCGATCTCGAAGCCGCACGCATAAAAGCGCAGGAAGCGGAGGAACGCGGATCCGCCGCAATTACAACCGCTAATAAACGTTTGATTAATGCGGAGTTTAAGGCGTTGGCGCGCGAGATGAACGTACCGGCTGACCGTTTAGCGGCGGCATTGAAACTGGCGGACTTAGGCGCCGCATCCGTTGATGACGAAGGTAATCCGGTTGGCGTAAAAGAAGCGGTCGAGGCGCTTATAGCGGCGGAGCCATACTTAGTTGCGGAGACAAAGCCGAAGCCTATCGGCGGTGGTGGCGGAGGTAATCCGGATGAGGACGAGAGGAAGACGCTTGAGGCGCAGCTCTCAGAAGCACGAAAGGCGAAGGACTTCTCAAAGGTTATCGAAATCTCAAACAAACTAAACAAGAAGTAAGCCAAGGCTACGGATAATTCCGAGCCTTTTTATTTTAACCAAACTCAAGGGGGAACTCATTAATGTTAAAATCTTATGACTTTCAGGATCAGGTACGCCAGCTTGAAGCAGGTATTTCGCTTATTATCGACGATGCTCCAACGTTGCTCGGTCTTATCGGAATCGGCACCACTCCGCTATACCAAACGAAATACGAATGGATGTCGGATAACCTGAACTCTAACCGTGCTACAGCGGCTGCAGCGGCGCTAGTCGGCGCAACCTCGATTACGGTAGCGGAAGGCGATGGACTGAAATTCCGCGTCAACGCAATCGTAGTTATCGGCGAAGAGTATCTCCGTGTAACAGCCGTAGTGGGTGATGTAATCACGGTAGTACGTGGGTATGACGGAACAACCGCAGCAGCGGTAGCTAATGGCGCAGAAATCCGCATCGTTTCCCGTCCGCAACTTGAAGGGGCGCTACCAGGCGTTGACGAAGGACATGACCGTCTGGTTGATTTCAACTACGCGCAGATTATCGAGCGATATGCTGCCGTTTCTGGTACGCAGCAAAATGTCCGCACTTATAACGTTACCAACGAGCTCAACTACCAGGTGCAGCTTCGCTTGAAAGAGATCGCGCGTGAACAAAATGACTGGTTGATTTACGGCCGTCGTATTGACGCAGGCGCGGGAACTCCGCGTACAACTGGCGGTCTGCTTTACTTTGCTGACAAGAAAGGCTCAGCTAAACAGAACGCAGAAGGTAGCGAAATCACACCGAAGATGCTGAATGACCTTGCGGAAAAAGTATATCAACGCGGCGGCTCCGTAAATACGATTCTGACCAACACCGCAGGTGCTCGTCAGATTACGAAGTTCGCTTCTGACACTATCCGCACTGAACGTACTGACACCGCAACTGGACACAAGATTCAAACGTTCGTGTCCGATATCGTAGGCGGTTCCGTAGCTACTGTAGTAGTCGATCCAAACTTCCCGAAAAATAAGATCGCGTTGTTCGACCGAGATATCTTGTCGATTAATCCGTTGAGTGGTCGTGGTCTTTTTGACATGGATGCAACCGTTCCGGGAGCTGACTTTGTAGCACGCCAGATTCGTGGAGAGTACGGCGTAACGGTGAAAAATGCGGCTGAAAAAATCGCAATCCTTGAGAATATCTCTACGTCAGTATCTTAATAACGCGGGGAGCTTCGGCTCCCTTTAATCTTACGGAGGTGAACGAATAGTGGCAATATCAGACCGCGACAAAGAGCGCCTAAACCTCGTTAGCCCCGCAGCTAATGATTTAGGGCTTGGCGATATCATCCAAGATTTGCAGGAAGGTGCGGGAGGCGGCGGTGCTAGTACCGTAACGGCTGCGAATATCACAGATGCAACTACAGTCGGACGTAACGTTATCAAAGCAGTAGATGCAGCAGCCGCTCGTACAGCAATTGGCGCAGGAACGTCCTCACTAGCACTCGGTACCACCGCAGCAACAGCGGCCGCCGGAAACCACGTACACGCGGCGAACACGATAACCGCGACGGCGATCGGACCAGGAACCGCGACCAATGTACAGGGAATTCTCGCGGAATTGGCTGCGCGAGTTGTGGCGTTGGAGGCGAAGTAATGGCTAAGTACAGCGCAAGCCCATTATACTCCGTTGCTAGCGGAATTGAATTTAGCGCGGACGGCACATATGAAACGGAAGTCGCGGAGGAGATAGCGTTGTTAGACTCGCTGGCCCCAACGTGGATAAAACGAGAAGATCCGGAGGAACCCGTTAAGCCAGCGCCTAAACCGCGAAAGGCTGCGAATACCTCCGCAAAATAACGGGAGGTGTTTACGTGGCTCTAACGGTAGAAGACGCAACGGCGTATATAAACGTGAATTGTATTAGCATTGACGACTGGACGGACGCAGACGACGCCAAAAAACTACGGATAGTTAACGTGGCAGGACGGACGCTGACGAACAAATACGCTCAATATACGATACCGGACGCGGCTGTATACGAATATGCGAACGAACTCGCGATCGCGTTTAACGATACGAACGCGTTGCAGCAACAAGGCGTAGCGAGCTTCGGATTAACGGGCGTCGCTAATTTTACGTTTAAGGATTGGGCGAAAACGGGCCTTGACGCATGGATACCGGACATCGCGCTCGAACTTATTAGCGCGGAGAATGGCGGAGTTAAACTCGGACGTAAGACCGCGAAGTGGGTGACGATGTAATGGCGCTCATACCGCTGAGGCAAACGGTCACAATTACACCGGTTACCGGATATGATCCGGATTATAACGAGCCGGAATACGGTACTCCTTACACGCAGAAATGCCGCTTTAGTGAGGCGGTAAAACTCGTACGCAATCAACATGGCGCGGAAGTCGTAAGCGTCGGCACGTTTTATTTCGATAAGCTGGCGGACATATCGCTTGACGACCGCCTCACGTACACCAACGAACTATTAGCGGAGACAACGTACACGCCAATCGCAATCAGCGTAAAACGGGCGCTCAACGGTAATCCGCTAATAACGGAGGTGGATGTATAGTGGCGCTATTAACAGTCGCAGATATTAACGCAACCATCCGCTTAATCGTTCCGGGGTTTACCGTAGTCGGCAACGATTTTACAACGGCTAATCCGGATGATTGCGCATATACGCGGATAACAGGCGGACCGCCTCCGAAAGAGTGGTCGTCCGTTGCATATCCGTCATTTCAAGTCGTGATTCGCGCGAAGTCATCCGCAACGGCTGAAACGAAGGCTAACGCTATATTCGAAGCGCTACACGGTAAGGCGGAATTTATGATCGGGACTACGCGCGCCGTTAAGTGCCTGGCGGATCAGTCGGCGCCGTGGTATCTCGGTCCTGACGCGAATAACCGAGCGCTATATTCCGTTAATTTTACGTTAACAACATCGCTATAAACGCAGGGCTGTCCGTTACTGGGCGGCTCTTTTTGTTGTGCTACGCAGTACACAAATATAAACATAAGGGGACCTGTGAGAATGTCACAAAACTTTAGCAAGATCGAGGTAGGCCCGGCGATAGTCGAATACGGCACAGGACTAACGGCGGTCAAATTCGAAACGACCATCGGCGGCGTCGTTTTCAATACGGAGACTACTTATCGCGAACAGAAGACGGACCAAACCGGAGAAACCATCGTCGGCAAGCGTGTAACAGGGCGTAATGTCAGCGTAACGGTACCGTTCGGTGAGTACGATCTGCCGACTATTCCGAAGATCATGGCAGGCGCGGAAGTCGTAACAGGCGCAGGTGGTTCGAAGGTTGTTGTTAAGACTGGCGTAGGCCTTAACTTGATTGACACCGCAAAGCAAGCCGTCATTAAGCCATTGGCGAAACTGACTGATCCGGACTTTTGGATTACGATTCCGCTGGCGTACAGCGAGACGGATTTATCTTATTCGTTCAACAACGAAAATGAGCGCATCACAAACGTAACACTCCGGTCAACTCCGGATGAAGACGGAGTTATTGCGATTCTCGGTGACGAAACAATCACTGCAACACCGTAAATATCACGTTGAAAGGGGCGCTTAATTGCGCCTCTATTTCTTTATAAGGAGCGAATATAATGCAGATTTTTAAGCGTTCAGATAAAGCGGAAGTACCCGCGCCAAATATCGTAATTGACCCCAACGTAATCCAGCTCGGAGACAGAACGGTAAAGGTGCGGAAGGTAGCGGTCGGACAATGGCGCGAACTATTTGCCGCTGTTAATATGCTACCGGAATTGATTATGGGCGTTATGTCAGCGCCAGCCGAGAACCGCGTAGCTTACTTATTCGCGTTCATCGAGCACGCGCTAAATGACGTCGTTCAAGTGGTCAGCGTATTGACCGGATTCGAACCGGAGTGGATCGAGGCAAACGTAGCGCCGGACGAATTGATGGAGTATTTTACCGCCGTTGCGCGCGTTAACAACTTCGGCGGCCTCTTAAAAAACGTGCAAGGCGCTCTGCAACTCGCGAACCTGCAGACGGGAGTAGCGGAAGCGAGCGCCGAGTAACGATAGACGAATTTTTTATTGACGCAGCCGTACGCCTCGGTAAAACGCAGGTCGAGTTCGAACGCGGATATTACGTTATGGATTTACTCGACGTGTTGGATGCGGACAAGCGACGTAAGGCTGGCGAAACACTCGACGCGCTAAATGTTAATGTCATGTCGCATACGACTAACGTGGAGGACTACCGCAAGTTTACGACGGGGCTGCAACGTGAAGCCGGATTCGCAACGCAGAGCAAGCCGAAGTTTGACGAAGCCGGATTTAAACTATTACGCGATCAGATGAGCGCGGGGAGGGTGTGACGGACGTATGGATTTTCGTATGGAAACGGCGGCGCTACGTCAGTTTTTAGAGCGCCAGAAAACGCGAGTACTCGACGGGGCAACCCTCGGATTACATGACGCTACCGACCACCTACTCGCGGCATCACGTAATGAGGCTCCGTTAAAGTCGGGTACGTTGCGGATGACGGCAGGCAAGGAGGTCGTAAATAGGGACGGACGGATATACGGTGAGGTATTTTATTCCGCAACGGAAACGGGTTCCTCTGGTGCGCGCTTTAATTATGCGCTACGTGTACACGAGATGGGCGAGTATAAGAATCCGACAACGCCTGGCACTCGTCCGAAGTTCTTATCGCGACCACTCCGAACGAATGAACGGATATATAAACAGTTTATCGCGGATGCAGTAAGGAGGGCGCTAAGATGAGTACGGGCGGTACAAACGTAGGTGAAATTCAGGCGCGGATTACGCTTGATATAGCGGAGTTTCGGCGTAACTTAGACGAAGCGAGGCGCCGGATACAGGAACTCGAAGATCAAAGCAGACGCGGTGCGGACGGCATGCGCGATATGTCATCGGCGCTTGCGGGGATAGGTGTAGGCGCGGCCCTTACGAAGCTCGTTTCGGAGATGAAACAAGCGGTTGACGCAGCTACGAAGTTGTATAACGCTTTTCAAGGTTTAAACGCTGTGGCAAAGGGCTTCGGAGTTCAGACGAAAGACGCGCAACAGGCCGCGCAGGATTTAGCCAAGCGTGGGTTCTTATCTCTGACCGAATCGGTATTAGCGTATAAAACCGCCATGTCAACCGGTTTAGGGTTGGAGCAGTCTACAAAGCTCATTAACTCCCTCGCGGATTCAGCAGCCTACAATAGACAATCCTTCTACACAATGGGCGGCGCTATCCAAGCGTCACTTGATGGTATCAAGAACGGTAACTCGGTACTGTCTGATGCGGTCGGCGTTACGAAGAATCTATCCGTTATGCAAAAGGAATACGCACGAACGATCGGAACGACGGCGGGCAGATTGACCGATGCGCAAAAAATTCAAGCAGCATATAACGGGTTTATCAACGAAGGCGCGATCTTTACCGGAAATGCGGACCAAGCGATGCAAGATTTCACCGGCACACAAGCGCGGTTCACTGCCGCAACGGACGAAGCAACGGTTGCGTTCGGACAAGCGTTCACACCGCTGTTTAAAACTGTACTCGAAACGTTGACTCCGACAATCATTGCGCTCGCCGAGTTTACCACCGAAAATAAAGCGCTTGTCTCCGCTGCCGCTGCGAGTTCGGTCGGTGTATTAGGACTCGTTGCAATACTCGCGACTGTACCGCCACTTCTCAAACTCATTGCGGCCGGTTTGAAGGAGATGCAGCTTGCGGCGGGACCTATCGGCTGGATTACGCTAGCCGTCGGCGCATTAGCGGGAGGTATCGCCTATCTAACAACAGCGCAATCAGAAGCCGCTAATTCAGCGAAGGAACTCGCGAAGGCACAGTCCGACCTCAATGCGGTATTAAATAAGCGGGATATTGATCGCACGGCTGCGGATGTCGAAGAGTTAAAGGTAAAAACGGAGGAGCTAACGCCTGTCCTCGAAGAACGCGCGCGGCTACAAGAGCGGTTAAACGAGCTTCAGGCGGCTCAAAAGGCAGGCACAGCACTTCCGGAAATGTATACGGAACTTCCCGATATTATCGATGCAATCAGTATACTCGACGATAAGCTCGAAGACCTCGGTTACACTGGCGTAGAGAATGCGACGCAGAAGCTCGGAGAAATGAACGCGGTCATAGATAAAGGTGTTATCGCGATATCCGCTCAGGATAAAGCGGAGTATGCAGCCCTTGCTACGAAAAAGCAGACGCTAAAGGAAATGTCCGCAATGGCTGCGGAATTTAAAACGCTTAACGCAGCGCAGGATCTGGACGCATCGCAGAAAAGCCGCCTCGTTGATATTACGCAGAAGTTAGTCGAGCAGTATCCGGAATTGAACGCTCAACAAGGCGAGGACGGAAGAATTCGCGCTAGTAACATCGATGTAATTATCGACCAAATTGCGACGGACAAGCGTTTTACAGACATGGCCGCCGATAACAGCGTGGCGCGTATACGTAATTCCGCTAAAGAAAGTGAAGCGGTAGCGAAATCAATACAGACGCAAATTGATAACTACACGCGGCTGATAAAGGCGATGGCAGCCGTATCCGGCACAAAGGCAGGAACTTTTGAGGAAGATATGGCGGCAAAGGCGGAGGCTGACAAGCGCAAAAAATCGGGCAACGTTATGGACATCGTGACTAATGGCGCGCTGGGGATGATGGTGGGGTCCGGAGCATCTAAAGAACTTGAAAAGCAACGAGACGACGCACTTAAAGAGCAGCAGAAGTATTCCGACGCAGCTCGTGATCTCGAAAAGCTGGCCGCCGAGGTTGAAACGGGAACCCAAACGTTCACGAAGGATATCATCACGCCAGATGCCCCGAAAGCGGCGAAGGAGAAGAAGGAAAAGACGGGTAAAACTCCGGCTGAACTCGCTGCTGAGCTACGCGAGAAGTTATACAATGCTGACCTAAAGACCGTCCAGTTCCAAGCGGACTTTTACGATATGACGGCTGATGCGCAGATTAAGAAATATGAAGAGTTGCGCAAGAAGCACGCTACTTTCCTCAAAGAGTCCGTAGATGATGCGCGCACACTAGCGCTACAGCTTAAACGACTCGGAGAAGACAGCGCCCAATCACGCTATGACTTTTCGGCTACGTGGATTGATGCGGAGTCGAAACGGATGGAAGACAGCGGAAAGTCCGAACTCAAGATCGCGGAAATGAAACTCGCAAGCTGGACGCGACTACGTAATCGTTACGCCAAGGACAGCGCAGAGTATATTGCCGCCGATGATCAAGTTCGCCAATCGCGCAAGAACGTAGCCACCGCAACCGAAGCGGAAGCGCGCGCTCAATATAACGCCTCGTCGAAATGGATCAGCGCAGAGGAACGCCGGATGTCTGACGCAGGCAAATCGGAAACAGATATCGCGCAAATGAAGATCGACGCGTGGACTCGCGTACGTGATCGATACGCTAAGGACTCGGAGTATTATGCGCAGGCTGACGAACAACTCTACAACCTCCGGAAATCACTAACGAAGCTGACGCAGGATCTCGCAACCGACCTCGTTAAGACGCAGAAAGCCGCAATTAAGGACGCAAAGGATGCGGAGCTTAAAGCGATCGAGGAACGTAAGGACGCCGCGTTAGCTGATTATGACGCGCGGATTGACGCTATCCAGCGGTTACGTGACGCCAACAAAGAGCTTAATGTTGACGCTGATTACGCAACGCAATTAGCAGAGAAACAAACGCGCTTAGCGGAGTTATCGAGTGCAGTCGGTCCGGAAGGAATAGCGGAACGTGACGCGCTGCTTAAAGAGATCGCGCGCATGCAACTCGAACACGACCGCGAATTAACCGACCGTACGCTCTCGGATCAACAAGACGCGCTTAAGGACGAAAAGGATGCGCAGACGAAAGCGTACGAAGCGGAGAAGACCGCAGCCGAAGCGCAATACAGCGTATTAACGGCGGCATTTGATGCGTACTCAGGCGATATCAAATCGATAGAGGACGGAATCGCAGCGTACCGTGTTAGCGCAAGTGGTAGCGCGAATACTGCGATCCTTACGGAGCTTGACGGATTCCTGACGCAATATCGCGCGAAGATGGCGTCGATTACGCAGATTAATGCGGAGTCGAAGAAGGCGTCCGACCTCGCTGAATACAACGCGAATAAAACCGCATGGACCGCGGCGAAGGCGAGCGGCAATACGGCGGAGATGGCGCGGCTTAACGCACGTAACGAGGAGCTACGGAAATTGTACGGAGTATCTTCGGATACCGGCGCGTTGCAGGCGTTTAAGGACGGCGGCATCGTTAAGGGCGCACCCGGCGCGGCTGTTCCGGTTATTGCGCACGCGAACGAGATGTACTTAAATCCGCAGCAGCAAGCGACGCTATTCGATATGATCGCAAGCCCGCGTATGTCACCGCAAGCACCTGCGTCAGTAACGAATATTGTGCAGAATATTGACCTCGGCGTGGATGAGGTAACACTCGCGGATAAAGCCGACATTGCTACGTTTTATGATGAACGGACTCGCGCGCTATCCCGTCTGCAATCGATGGGGGTGAAAGAGTAATGACTACGTCTTTTTCGTACGATGTAGCGGTAAATGGCGTTTGGTTGTCGGAGCATGGAGCTGCGCTATATGAACGTAACTTGCCGGTCTTGCCGGAAACCGAAGATAATACGGTCAAGCTCGCGAATACGGACGGCGTCGTTGATTTCGGCGCTTCCTACGGACCGCGTACGATTGGATTGACGTTCGAGATTACGTCATCGGCTGCGGAATTTCACCGGACTTTGGCGTATTTAGCGCGGACGTTTAACGCTAAGCGCGGAGAGATTACGCTTGAGTTTGCGGATATGCCCGGCAAGTATTACGTAGCGACTTACGCGGGAACGCTCGCGCTCGGTGCGACTGGATCGCGGTTGATTGACGTTAATCTGCGCATGAATGATCCGTGGCCGACCGGAAGCGAAGTGCTTACGGAGTATACGATAGATGCGTCATGGCAAGCGGTGGCGATCGAATCGGAAGCAGATGTGAGGGCGCGGCCGGTTATTACGATGGCGAACACGGGAGTTACGACAGTTAACGGATTTACGCTAATGAACGAATATACACTCGAAGATTAAACGAAGGAAGCGCGGAGGGTTCGGCAAATATGCCGGGCCTTTTTTGCGTTGTCAAAAAAGCGTGATCATGACGCTTAAAAATAGGAGGAAACGAATAATGGCGATGCAAATTTCGAACTATCTGAGCGCGGCGCTACTTAACGCGTCTTTACGCAATACGGCGTTTACCGGACCGGCTACGGTCTATATCGCGCTATATACGTCCGATCCAACGGCGGCGGATACCGGCACGGAAGTAAGCGGAGGCTCATACGCACGGCAGGCGGTTACCTTCGGAGCGCCGACGCTCGTCAGCGGACAACAATCCGTAGCAAATACCGCAGAAGTAGTATTTCCCGTTGCTACTGCGGATTGGGGACTCGTAACGCATATCGGATTACGTACGGCGGCGACTGGCGGTTCTTTACTATGGACGAAACCACTCGATAATCCGCGTACATTACTCGTCGGTGACCGTCCGAGATTCGCGGTATCAAGTACGTCGGTTAAATTCACGCAATAATAGCGGAGAGGGGAACGAATAGATGGCGCAAATGGAAATGTTTCCCGCGGTCGCGAACAGTCCGGCTACGGAACTATCGGCAGCAATTACGGATATTCAGACGACAATTACGTTGCTCGATGCGTCGAAGCTACCGGACGCTCCGAATATTGCGACGATTGGCGTAGATGAGAGCGCGGAAACAGTACGATACGCAGGGAAAAGCGGAAATGACTTAACGGGAGTAACGCGCGGTTTTAGCGGGACATTAGCGAAGGCGTGGGGAATCGGCGTAGGAGTGGCGCGGTACTTTACGGCGTACGATGCGGATGCGCTGCGTGGGAATGTGGCGGAGCATAGTGCGCAGTTGGCGGAAATTGAGAAGGTAACACCAACTGTTGTAAATCTTAAATTTTTCCCCAGATTAGTCGGAGAAATAGATGATACAAACCGATTCAGGCGTGCAATAGCTTATATGAAGGTAAATGCGAACAAAGCTCTATTTGTACCACCACAAACAGGGAATTATCAGATTTCTGGAGAAATCGTTATTGATATTTTAGCATTTAAAATGTCAGGTCAAAACACAAAAACAACACGTATTGAGTACACCACTCCTGAAGCTGTATTCAAAATTGTACCGCTTGAGGGGTATGGCTATCACGCATATGATATTATCATTGAGAACATGCAGTTTTACGGTAATAATATTGCCAAAAAGGGTTTGTGGTTTGATGTATCTTCTCAAATAGACCTATCTCGTATTGAGTGTAATGTTTTCACTGAATGTGCTATTGACATGTACAAAGGAGGTATTAACAGTCTTTATCATGTTGTACTTTCTCATTCTCCCGTAGGAATTAGATTAACAGAAACAAATAATATATCTATGTATTCAATGAACTTCTACAAAAACGTCAAAGACGTTCAATTCGTAGGATTAAATGACAATGTATCTGTTTATGGTTCATGGTCTGAGGAATCATACGAGTGTGTTTTCTACATGTCCAATGTTAATGAAAATGCCCGCATTAACAATTTGAATGTAGATGGGATAAACTTTTCAGGTGATCCGACATTCAACTCACGTTTGATAAAATTCGAAAGTTCTGAGACGGGTAATATTCATCGAAGTGTTGTAAAAATTAAAGATTCTCACATATACGCTCCGGATGCAGATTATCTTATCGAGGTAAATGTTAATGGAAACACTAGACCAGAATCTATCCATAATATTGTTTTTGAAGGGAATACTCTTCGAAAACCACTTTTAGCGATAATGAAAGCACATTCAACCAACAACAAAGTTCGATTTATCTACAGAGATAATATTGAGAGTTCAAATGCAACTTTGTTGGACGGAGATGCTTTATTATCTGGATTAAATTCAGGTGGTTCCGCCTTATCCCCTTTCAATAAGGTTAGTGGTGAATTAATTTTAGGAACTTCAAGGATTGAATCTCTAATTGGTGGGGCTCTTACTTGGGATACAACCAAAAAACATATCAAAATGTATGATGAGTCTAAAAATGTTTACCTGTTAAAAGGCGAAAGCGGTACTACTCGCCCATCAGGGACGTTTGTGGGGCAAATATTCTTTGATGCGAATTTGAAGAAGCCAATTTGGTTTACGGGTACAAGTTGGGTGGACGCTACAGGAACTGTAGTATAAAAAAAGAGGGAGTGATAAAATGGCATTGCTATTAACACTAACGAGTGCAACGGGTTACGAAGTTCAAGATGCGTATATCAAAGTTGACGAGTATGGTTGTTACGGTAATACAGTACACGCTCGTTTAAGAGCATGTGTATCAAAAGAGTTAGCAGACAATGGTGCTTCATCAATCGAGGGTAGCGAGGATATTATCACCCTAACAGTTGACTATAGTGATAATGCTGCTAACGCAAAAAAGCAAATTTATGAACACGTAAAGAAACTAGATAAATACGTCAATTCCGTGGATATCTAGTTTCTCAACTGGACTAATTCGAACACCAAGATAGTGACAAATTAGTAGTTGGCGGATATAGCGATTAACGTAAAAAACTTCGGAGCAGTCGGAGGCAGCTTTGGTGGTCTGTAGAATTGTGATTGTATACTCTTCCATTAAATTCATAGACATATTATTATTATCCTTATAATATTAAGTAGTTAAAAAAATAAATACTAATGGGGATTAGGTTATGTCTAAAAGAGGATTGGTAACATTTTTGCTTGTAATAACATTTTTATCCGGTAACTTTACTTTAGCTAGACTTCAATTATCTCATAATTTTGAGGTAAGGTATTTTTTATACGGAGTATTTTTTCTTGCGTTGATTATTATAAGTCCTCACCGGGGACTGCAGGATCGCATGAAAATAAACACTAGGTTAATATCTTTTTTTATTTTAAGTTTTTTTTACTTTTTAATTTCAATATTTTCGTTTTTCTACAGTTCTAACAAAGATATTTCATTTGAAAAAGTAACTTCTATTTTATTTATTATAGCCTTAGTATTAGGAGTTATTTATGTAATGAGATTATTTGAAGCAACTGACTATTATAAATTTATATCTCATATATTTATTTGTTTCGGCCTTATATATGCTATACCAATATTTTCAAGTGTTTTTTCCGGATCTCTCAGGGGTTCTATTGATTTTGGTGGTCCAAATGTTGCAACAAGAATAATGTTTTTTGCTTCAATGTGCTCCATGTTTTTATACAAAGAGAAAAAGAAACTAAAGTACTTACTTTCTACAATTATTTTCTTAGCAGCAATCATTTTTTTAGGGTCCAGAGGTGGAGTTGTTGGTGCTTGTGGAACTTTAGTGTTATTGTGGATTATTAAAAATGTTTTACGTAAACCGAGGTTCAAAAAATTCACCATGTCTATGCCAAGGTTGTTTTATTCTGTAATCGGTATTATTGTAGTTTTTTTTATATATGAACCAGTAAAACGAATATTTTTGTACAGGGTTATAAACACAACATTTCAAAGTAACGGAATTTACACAGCTGGTAGAGATATATTGTATGCTGAATCAATTAGGATGATAAAAGATAAGCCTATATTTGGTTATGGTATAAACGGATTTAAGATAGAAACAGGGGAAGAATACCCACATAATTTGATTTTGGAATTAATGAACGATATTGGACTGTTCGGACTTTTGTTTTTTGTGTGTATAACATTAATATCATTACTTTTAGTTTTTAAATCTAAAAAGACAAATATTTATATTTTTAGTGGTATTCCGGTGTATATGCTGATCGTCGAGATGTTCTCAGGTGGTGTGTATGATTTCAGATACTTTTTCTTTTGGATCATACCATCGCTATACTATTCTTACGGTAATGAAAAGGGCGATCCTAGGATTATATAAAATCAGAGGGCGGATAATTTTGACAAAGGACAATGGAAAATCTAATGTAGTTGAATTTAAAAGGAACATATCAGAAAGCGAGAAGTTAGGGCTCGCAAACAAAATTCAAGTAGTAACTGATCTTGCGAACGATGGTATCATTTCGCAAAAAGAAAGGTTGCGTATTGTAAAAATTTTAGTAGAGGGTTGTTAGACACTTGGATGATACTGCGCACTAACCCGCCATCAAACGCAAGCCCTCGCCGCCACAAGCGGGGGCTATTTTTGCGTAGCAATTATTTACGTTAGAAAGGAGGCGCACGCCTATGTCATTTCTCGGCGCATTCAATCGCGCGCCCTTTAATCGCCCTTACGTAATCCAGACGTTCTTTAACGTTACGATCGCATCGGAAACGGACGTATCCGCACGCCTAAACGCTGACTTTGCGATCGGCATCGTATTTGACACTGCGACGGAATTTAACGGAGCCCCAACGCGCGACATCCCGTCTGCCGCAGTATTCGAATCAGCTACGGAGTTGCTCACGTCAATGATCCGCGAACGCCTACACACGGCGGGCATCCGGTCAGCTACACAATTCAGCGCAAAAGTTCGCTATATGCACGTTGATAAGCTCGCGTTTACTGGCGGCTTTAATCCCGGCGATAAACTCGTCATCGACGTTAAGAAGCAGACGATTACGCTAAACGGAGTTAACGCGATCCATTTACTCGACGGAGATTTCTTCGAACTCGGCCTCGGACTTAACGAAGTCACCTACGCGGACAACGAAGCTGCTCGCGAAATCTTAACGCGCATTACGCATCGCGACCGTTATCTATATTAAAGGAGGCGCGCATTTGATTAACGCACTACAATCTTACGACCGTTTCCGCAAGCGCATCGGCATCCTACGCGATGCATACGATATCACACGAACGCGGCGGATTAACGCAGATTATACGCTGACTTTTACCGTTCCGATGACGTCCGATGATTTCCGCGATAAGTTGCCGCTGAAAGGTCACGTAATGGACGAGCGCGGTCAATACTACGTAATTAACAAGCGCGAACGATCGCGTGAGGACCGTAAGTTAACCGCACAAATATCATGTTCGCACGTCATGTTTAAACTCGCGGACTATAAATTTCCGTACGCTTCGTATATAAAGGAAGGCTACGGAATCCAAATCACGCAATTAACAGCGCTCATCTCGGCGGCAACCGGCGGGCGCTTTTCTATTGCGGTCGATGATACGTTCGATCTCGCGGATGTTAAAGCGTTCGGCGGCGGCAACTGTCTCGAAGCGCTCAACGCGGTTATCGACCTATACGGCGCGGAGGTTGAGCCGGATAACTTTACGCTTCATCTGCGCAAAAAGATCGGCAATCCCGCGTCAGACTATCGGATTCAAGTAACGCGCAATTTGATCGCGGCGTCCTTTACTGATAGCGCATCGTCATTATGCACGCGGCTTTATGCGGAAATGAAAGATTCGCGGACTTGGATCGGTCAGCCTGCGTCGATATTAACCGCGGAGGAACAGGCGCGGCTTAGCGTGATTCCTGGTGCAATTACTGACGGAATCCTCCGCGTCAATTATCTCATATCTCCGTATGCTGACGCGTGGGCTTCGGATAGTGTGCCGTTTTACGACGATCTATTAACGGAGCAAGACGTAACCGATCCGCTTAAACTCGTAGCTGCCGCGAGATTGCGCTTAGCCGAGCGCGAAGTGCCGGCGCTTGAGGTGTCCGTTAGCGCTGCGGATTTATTTAAGATCGATAAGCAAGAAGCGCGGCCCGGCCTCGGCGACACCGTTACGCTCGTAGATCCAGCGCTCGGCTTAACGGGCATCACAGCGCGGATTACGGAAATGACGGAGTATCCGTATGCGCCCGATAAACATACGCAGCTAACCGTTGCTAACGTAATGAAACGTGACTATACGCAGATACTCGCGGACTTGGAGGCGGGACGGCGCGCGATTGAGAACGTGTTTAGCGGTGGGCGAATCAGAGCGGAAGTATTCGAAGAGTTCGCGCGGTTGGCGGTTAATGAGATTAACGCGAGTAAGACGGAGATTAAATACGATGAGCGCGGTATCGTTCTGCAGTCGAAAACGGACCCGTCCGATCAAGTCATATTAACGTCAAACGGACTTATCTTAACGACGGATGCCGGAGCGACTGCGCGGACGGCGATAACGGCGACCGGAATAGCAGCGGAGGTAATCGCGGGACAACTCGGTAGCTTCGTATCGATGGTTATCGGCAGCGGTAATAACGTAGTCAAGATTAATACGAACGGTATCAGCGCAGGTCATGACGATTTTAGCTCCGCGCCCTTCCGCTTAGACATGGCGGGTAACTTAATCGCGAATAGTCTGACCGCAAACTCTGCGAATATCCTATCGTCCAACTTTACGAATGGCGCAATCGTCGGATCTTCGATTAACGTTGGGAACGGGGTATTCACGGTAGACACCGCCGGTAATATGCGAGCGACGAGCGGTGACTTTAGCGGATTTATTAGCGCATCCTCCATTACTGGTACGACTATTACGGGCGGTACGATAACGGGTGCTAAGATACAGACGTCTGCCTCCGTTTATCCGCGCGTAGTGATCGATCCGGCATCCGTAGCATTCAGCGTTTATGCAAGCGCTGATAGCGGAATTCAGATTCCGGCATTTGACGGAGGATTAAGTAAGATCATATTTAATGCAGGAGGAGGTCGTCAGTCTACGTTATATAACTCGCCGTCATCCGGGCTAACTATAAGCGGAGATCCCGACGTGACGTTGAGCGGAACAAATATCAGATTATCTACATCGTCGTCCGGACAGGTGATCATCGCAGGTTGGGGGCGGTTGTACAACGGAGCTACTACACTTGCGGAGGAATTAGCAGCAATATGGACTGAGCTAAATAAAAAGTCTAATATCGGACACGGGCATACGGTTACCTTGCAAAACCATAATCATGGAAGTGCGACTCTTACTCCATCTGGTGGTGGAACCTTCCCAGTCTCCTAACGTAATGGTACTATTAGGTAAATACTATTACGGAGGTCATCATATGAAAAAGTTTATTTCCGGTATAATCGTCGGAGCGCCTTTATTTTCAGGTGCTTCGGTTTTCGCGGGTTCCGCTAGTTTAATAGGACAGAAAGTACAAGGTATCTTTGTAATAGAAAAAGGCGGATCGAAATTAGCGGAGGCTGTAGTTATTAACGGCACGGCATACGCGCCTATACGTGCAGTTTCAGAAGCTACCGGAACTAAGCTATCCGTGGAGGGGAAGAAAATAATAATGGACGAAACGACTACTGCGTCATCTGGCAATAGCATTACGGAGCGTGATCGTATAGTATCAGAAATCGCGCGCTATGATAAACAGATCGCTGGATATAAAGCGGATATCCTGCCGACGTATAAATTGCAGGCGGAAGAACTCGCCAATAACGGTGATCTCGGAAAAAGAGCCGCTGAGACGTACGCTGACTTTAAGGCGCAAGTTGACGCTTGGGAAAAGGAACGCGCGGCGCTACAGGCTCAACTCGCTGAGATCGACGGTAATAAATAAACGAATATATCACGAAGAGTCTCGCATCCATTGCGGGGCTCTTTTTACGTAGAGGAGACGTTATATGAAAGTACGCGCATTACTCGAATGTACGATAGATACCGCTAATCCCGCGCCAGAACTCGCCGCAACTATCAGCGCAGTCCTGGCCGCACTACCTAACGCTGAATCCCGCCTATCTGTACTCCAAACGCTCGACGACGAGATCGGCCGCGCGCTAGCGGATTATCTCGCGCCTGAAACGGAGGCGACCGCTTAATGGACGGAACACTTTGGGCGGAGGTCGCCAAGAACGGAATATTTGCGGTAGCAGCCGCAGTCATCGCGTGGACACTATGGAAAGAGATGCGCCGAATGTCCGACGAAGCTCGCGCGCGTGAAGAACGCATAAGCACGGAAGCCAAGACGGAACGCGAACGGATGCACAGCGAAGCTATCGCGCGTGAAGACCGCTTGATGAAGCTGGCGGAAGGACTGACGGATCGATTCGAAGCGCTGGCCGGTCAATACGAAGGGCTGGCGCAAGACGTTCATGAAATTAAATCGAGTATTAACGGAAAGGATGTTGCGTAATAATGACGCTCACAATCGAACAGGTACGTGCGAAGTCCGCCGCTAAGTTGGTCGGGCTTATTCCGTGTGTCAAAGCGGCAGCCGAAGCGCTTATCGATCGGTCATTTGCGCTAGGTATTCCGATCGTCGTTACGCAAGGGCTCCGTACATTTGCGGAGCAGAACGCACTATACGAACAGGGCCGCACGAAGCCGGGAAGTATCGTAACGAATGCGCGCGGAGGGTATTCGAATCATAACTTCGGCGTAGCGATTGATTTCGCGTTACTTACGAATGACGGGCGCGCAGTATCGTGGGATACGAAGCTCGACGGTAATCGGAACGGTAAAGCGGATTGGAACGAAGTAGTTACGTTAGCAAAGGCGCTCGGCTTTACGTGGGGTGGCGATTGGAAGACGTTCCTTGACCTGCCGCATTTCGAAATGACATTCGGATTAACCACGGCGCAATATCGCGCTGGAAAATGTCCGACACAGGCGCAGATAAATGCGGTACTAATATTAATCGAAGGGGATGACGCAATGATTGCGGAGCAGATTAGCGCGTTACAGAAAACGGTAGAGGAACAGGCTGCGGTTGTTCAGGCGCAAGCTAAACGGATTGAATCGCTCGAAGGCAGGGCGAAGTTGGGCGCAATTCCGGTATGGGCAACACAGGCGTGCGTCAACGCGAAGGCTGCGGGCTTTATCGATACGTCTGCAGACGGAAGCTACGACTTTTACCGAATGGTGACGCTATTAGATCGCGCAGGGTTATTCGCAAAGGAGGCGAAATAATACGATGAGCAAAAACGATATCTTACGTAAATTATCCTCGCGGAAGTTTTGGGCGTTGTTGGCTGCGTTAGCTACTTCGGTACTTACGGCTTCGGGCGCGGGCGATAATACGGTGCTGCACGTGACTGGCGTCATTGGCGCGGTTGGTGCGTGTGTTGCGTATATGCTGGCGGAAGGTATTTCTGACGCAGCGAACAAAGATAAGACGGAATAGGCTACGCATATTTACAAAATGCGGAAACTCTCCGATAATGAAGTATAACGGAAATTAACGGAGGTCGATCGAATATGTTCTTAGGCGTAATCGTATTCGGAGTTGTAGTCGGGATAATCATCGCGGTAGTAATCGCAATTAAACAGACCGCAGCTGCGGAGAAAGTCGATTGCCCTACGTGCGGACGTACGACTCTGTTACCGGGCGGAAGCGCAAAATGTCCGAAGTGTAAAACGCTGATTGTGCGGACATCGAGTGGCCAACTAATAACGAAGTAATAACGTAGTATAAGGCGCAGTCTTTGCGGAGTAATATCCGTAGGGGCTGCGCCTTTTTTTTCGTTTATTTTCGCGAGTTCGTCCGGCATAACGTACAAGCGCGCCGTCATACGCTAGGGGTAAAGCGGTCGCCTACGCGATCCGCGCTTTGGGAGCGAGGGTGGATACCTGCGCTCCTTTTCGTTGTCTACCGCCTGTCTACCCGTAAAAATGTCGTAAAATTTGACGACATATAGACCGAGCTACTCCGCATAACATCAAACATACGTAAAACGTAGGAGGCGGTAATGTGGCAGCGTTAGTAAACAAAGCGTTATTGAAACGTATGGCTGGTGAGGTATCCGTTGGAATACTTGCTGAGATGATCGCTGATTTTGCGCAAGGTATTACGGATGCGGACGATGTTGACGACGGTGTGCTCGAAGTAGTTAGCGCGATTGAAACGTTGACGGCGGAGACTAAGAGCCGTAGTGGTGCGCCGAAAGTTGATCGGTCGAAGCGTAAGAAGACAGCTGCAGTAGTAGCGGAGCCTACGGAATCAAAGTCCGCCGACGGTCCGAATACTCAACCGGTAACTATGCGCCCAATAGGAAACGGTAGTCATCGTGAGTAAGTACGTACGTAAGGGCGTGAATTTCAACGTCGACAACGAGCACCAACGCAAGATACTCGAATGGGCAGCGCGAAAGGGTCGCGATAACTTTAGCGGATTTGTAAAGACGATATTGTACGCGGCGATGACCGCTGAATTAAAACAGAAGCGTGATCGCTCCGACAGCACCGCCGACGATTAATCCGATAACAAACGCCATGAATAACAACTCCTTTGCGTTAAATTTACGCCTAGTATATCCAACCCGAAAGGAATGATACGTATGACTAAAACCGTTGCGCTCGAATGGGGCGCATTCCAGTCCGGTATTATATCGCCGAAAGTTCGCGCACCTCACGTGCCGACTCCGTTAACAAAAACGGCCGCCACCGTTCACCTCGCGTTGATTCCTAAAACCGTATTCGCATCGTCAGTCGCGGCCGGTTCCGCAACGTGGGTAACGGTTTTTTCAACGGTACTCGGTATCGCCGATTGGCTCTGCGTCGGCATCATCGTATACGCGGGCATTACGTGGATGTTCGGTAATCGAACGAAGGCGATCGAATTCCTAATGGGCGGAAGCATCGGTTACATTATCGTGCGCCATGCGGTCGATATCCGTAATTGGCTGCGGATGTTATAGGAGGTGGGCGCGATGATAATACGTATAAATGGCGCAGCACTACCGGACATTGGCGGCGGCGCTATCGATAATATAACGGAGACGATAACCGGAATAATGTCGCGCGCATTGGGAGAGACAGTGCACGGTATTTTCGCGGCGCTTAACGCATACTCTCCGGAAATCATTACGTTCGGCATTATCGTATGTGCGCTCGGAATGATGGTCGCGCCAATCGTCGGCAACAACGGTAAGTGGCTGGGGCGCATGTTTATAACGTTTTGGGTCGGCGTAATCTGGCGTGTATTAACGTGAGCGCGTACGTCGTATATAAAATCATCCCGCATGTATCCGCACTAAACTCCGCCTCCCGTAACTTCCAACGCTCACTCTACGAGCTATTCTCCGCGCGCACTAAACCCCGCCGCGAAGGTTACCGAATTGTCACGAAGTCGGCTCCGGACTTTTGGTGGATTACGCAAATGGCTGCCGATTCAATTACGTTCTACTGCGCTATGCCCGCCGAGTTTGCCGAATCATTCCGTGTTAAATTCCGTAACCACGAACAATGGCGGAAGGCAACGTTAGAACTGGCGGACGACTTCATGTTTCCGGACGCTGACGATACGGATATGTACGCGCTCAAATACCGCCGACACGATATGTTTTCGTTGGACTTCCGCTATAACGAGCAGACGACGCCAATACGCGAATTACTCGGCGTAACGAACGAATTAAACGCAGGTGAAGCGGTCAGCGTATTTATCCGCACGGAAACGGTATCTCGCGCTAAATGGAAGAAACTCGCGGACTATGCGTGGGAAACGTGGGAAGGTGGAGGGCTCGCGTACCGACCCGGATTTGATCCGATGCGGCTCATGCGTACAATAGCGATGGGTGCGGCGCATATCTTTTACGAAGTCAAAACGCTACTAGAAGACGTAATGGCCGGCGTGGAGAAATCGCTATATCATGGCGCAGGTCCAGCGGTTAAGTCCGAACGGAGGTCGTTACCTAATCCGGATCGCGCGGAGCTACTCGTTAACGGTGATTTGTCTACGCAGACAAAAAATAAGCGTAATTTACCCGTATTTAAAACGTCGATTCGCTGCGCAGTAACGTCCGCCGATCCAATTAAGCGCGAGATGTTGGCGCGATCAGTAGCGAGTGCATACGGTGGTCTCTCGGGCGATAATCGGCTTGAATGCGTAAAGGTTAACGTAAGAGCACGCGCGGATTTGAGCGAATGGAAAGTGCGCGAAATCGCTCCGAATATAATGAGCGTAGATGAGCTCGGTAAATTAACGCAGCTACCGACCGCGGACTTACAAGCGGAGTTTAGCGAAGTCCTGGCGTCGAATCGGCGCGTTGAGATCGAGTTGCCGCGCACATTCTTAGATGATAGCGGAATACTCGCGGGCACGGCTACGGATCGCGGCGTAGAGTATAATATACACATCCCGACTAACAACGCAGATAAACTGTATATGCCGCGCGCTGTTAACGGATCGCCGCGTATGGGCAAGGATCAGCACGTCGTCAATCTCGTAGTCGAAGCGAAGAGGAACCACGGAATCGGCGCAGTTATACCGGATTTCATCGACGAGCACAATCGGGACAGCGCCGGCAATCAACGCGGCATGGCGGACGCAATCCGTGACCACTTAGCGCCAGAAGACGTTATCGACATTAACTTAGCGGATACAGCTTACGCGCCATATCTCGGACTGCAGACCGTGCTCCACAACGTTAGCGATAAGCGGATTGCCGCCGATGCGATAGCGGAGTATCTGACGGATTTCTTACTATCGGATGGCGACGAGGATAAGTTCCAAACGTCGGAATTTACGCGTGATGCGGCGAAAGTGTGTAACGGGGATTTAACGGATATGAAGGCGATGTTTACTTCGTCGGCCTTCCGTAAGCAGAAGATAGCGGAGTTAGACGATGTATTCGATATGGATACGTGGCGCGATTACGATAAGATGAGCGAGGGCAAGCAGGGGCAAATATACGGACCGGTCCTGCGGCGGATAACGCAGATTACGAGTAGCGAGTTTTTGAAGCCGATGTTTTGTCAGACGTATAATCCCGCGATGGATTTATACCGATGGGTTGCGGAGGGTAAAGTCGTGATTATCCGCTGTGTGATGCCGGAGGGCGTGCCGATGCCGGAGCGCGTTAAGGAGATGCTCGGATACTGGATCGTAATGCTGACGCTTCTTATTAAACTCGCGCAGGCGGGTAAGGGCGCGGGTACGCTTTTAATACTCAACGAGCCTCACCAGTTTATGTCGCGCGGACTCGTTCACTTTACTAAACGGATGCTACGCGAAGGTCCGAAGTATAAACTCGCGCCGATCATCGCGTTCCATGATTTCAGCGCATTCCATCCGTATCCTGGCTTCGTTGATACGTTGCTCGCCGCGTCTGTTAACTGGCATCTATTCCGGAATACTCACGTTGATACGTATAAGCGCTTGATGCCGTATCTCTCGAAAACGTTCGACGATCCGCAGCAAGCGTTCGAGGCTACGCGCCAGTATCAATTTATCGCGTGTTGGCTACGTGAAGGGGAATACGAAGCGCCATTCGTAGCGGATGCGCTGGATCCCGTCGGCAAGCGCTATGCGTCCATAGATAACGCAGCTCTCACGGCGGAACACTCGCGGAAATACGGTCGCCCGATTGCGGAAGTGTTGGCGGAGATTAAGGCGCGGGAACGGAGTTATCGAAAAGCGTAAGATACGCGCGCATAACGTCCATGCCGCCGTTTATATCGACCGTGACTTCTCCGCTGTGACCGCGACAGAGATAGTGCGCTATAACATTTGCGCCAACACGCTCGGTGGAAACTACGCGTAAACCGCGCCGATAGATATCGCGTTTAGCTACGTCGAGATCCGCAGTCGCGCGAGCAATGGCGGTATCAATTACGTCGGTATACGGGGACGGCGTCTTTAAGAGACCGGGCTCCATAAATACGAGGCGATCCCGTTTAAGCGCGGCGATAACTAATGGAAGAGTGACCGCCGGTGCGATGAGAGCGAGGTCATCCGAAGAAGGTGGCGCGGGTAGATTTTTCAT